GGGACCCGGCAACAGAGTCGGCCAATGACTTCGTTAGCTGGTACATCGAAAAATATGACCTAGATGATATGGGTCGGGAGGGTGTGTTATGAATGAAACAACTATTCTTGAAACGGTCAAGTCAAATAACGGTTACGGTTGTAGCTGCTGTTCCACTGAATGGTCAGGACATGAATGGATCGGCCCACAGTCACTTCTTGATTCTAAAGGCCTCATCGCTGAAATGGAACGGGAACTACCACTAAACGACTTCCGTATGATTGAAAAAATCTATGAGAAGTCCGGTAAAACCCTCTATGGATGGACCTCAACGCTGTATAAAAGTAGTGAAGATCAATTTCTGGTTTTGGGTAGCCGTAAGGTTATGATCAAGGCGCATGGCAGCGGGAAAGCGGCCACCAACGAAGAAATCGAGTCCATCAAGGCCGGTATCGACTCCTTGCATGCCGAGTTAACCACCAACTCGTTTAACCCAGGAGAAATACCACAATGAGATACATGATTATTTGCTCTGAAAAAGTCACCAATCATGGTGCCACCACCAAGTACACCTCATCACCGGTAAATGTCACGGTGACAGCCGACACATTCTTGTCCGCCCTGGAGGAGATCAAGTTGGTGTTATCGTATAGCGGCGATGAAGATGACAAGTATTATTTCCTCCGTGAAAACGGATCTTTTACCTTCAACTCCGAAGAAGATGACGGATCGGTGTCTGATTATGAATGCCGTGCATACACGGTGTCAGATTATACCCCGGAAGACATCCTTTACATCAACCAGCCGAAGAGAGGTTAACATGCAAGACTTCGACATGTATCTCACCGTTCGTGGTGAGGAATGGTACATCGACCTGACGTATGACAACGTCACAGGATCGTGGGATTCAGATGGTGGCATCGGCCACTATGAATGGCACGGTGCAACTGGGTACGACGAGGATGGAGAACCATACTTCATACCAGAAGACTGTGACATTCCAGAAATCAGTATCTATGGTAATTGTTGGTCGGCCGGTGGTGAGTTAGCCTTTGAGATTCTCACCAACCACGGCCTCATCGACAAAGTGAAGGAGGCCATCTTCGAATACCACGATGAGCCGGTCCCGGAGCCTGACGGTGACCCTGGGTACTAGTATAATGAAAAAAGATAAACTTATCGAGCTGCTGTCGGCTATACCCGGCAATCCAGAGATCGCTCTCTGGAATGGCAGCGTTGGTGATTACCACCACATCGGTTGGCTTGACACCCTCACCCTGTATAAAGAAAACGAAAACGTCAAGCGCCTCTTCCTTGACGCCGATAGAAATTATGACCAAATGCCAGAAGAGGCTAAGAAGGCGAAGGTTAAAGAAATGGTAAAGAACGAGAAGTGGAAAATGCTTGAAGGTGCTGACGACACCTTCATCCGCATCAAAAAGAACATGGTATTGATATGTCCACGTCCTCGCGGTGTAACAACCCGTGATCGTTTAGGCAAAATCAGCTATTAAGGAGAACAACATGAGCGAACATAATTTCCGGCAATCGTGCAAATCGGTTGCCGATTCGTTTGAAAACAAATACGACGGCAACCCGCTTGAGTTGGCGGTTGATATCGCCAGAGTCAAGAAGGGAATCGAACTCCTTGAAAAGATGGTGGTGGCCGATGCCTCAGCCATCTGGTCAACGCTCAGCCCCGATGGAGTTTCCATGATGGTTGGTGGTGCCCGTGTCAGCCGGTATACACCAGGCGGCAAATACAAGTACACCCCAGAGTTGGAAAAACGAATGAAGGCCGTGGAGGAAGAAATGGCTGCCATTCGTGAGTGTCAAGAGAATGAGAAGCGGTTTGAAATCGCCGACTACACACCGGGTGGTGAACCTGGCACAAAGAATTTCACTGTCTTGGTAACTGGTGGCATTCAGCCATTCGCCCGTTAAGGTAGGCTAACGCTTCGCTGGTATCATACCTGTCTAACTTGACTTTGTTATCTTTGAACCAAAGTGGTTGCAGGTTTGTGTGGTGTGACAAAAGTGATATCATCCTTTGGTATACTACAACATCACCACCACACAAATCGGCAGCGGCTTTCAATGGTATTACGTGGTCGACGTCCCACCCACCTACCCCTCTGTTTGACCAGGACATCCCATCAGTGAATTTGTGTTCTATATATGCACACAACTCAGATATGGAACACCCAAGCAAATTTTCTGTCTTGGAGTCTTTTGTAGATGAAAACGTAGACCTTTTGAAAGCATACCTGGTTAAACTTCTGATTGCTCTACTCAGTCGGTAGAAAGGGTCGGACTCCAAACGTTTAACATGGTATTCTCTGCGGCACAAAGTTAATCTAGCCAGGTTTTCTTTTCGGTAATCCTTTTTACTTTTAGCCGATTTTTCAGCGTTTTGTTTATGCCAGCGTTTAATCACCGCTTTAACCTTGTCTTGGTTTAGTTCTCTATACTCTTTGGCGGTGTTCAGCCTAATGGCGTGGTTCCTATAGTAATTTTCTTTTGCCTGTCTCTTTAAGTGGTCTTTATTGAGTTGGTAATGTGATAGATAACAAGCCTGCTCCCAGCTGCCACTCCACTCACGACCTTCGGCCAGTACCTTTGACTTTTTGAAACGTTTGGGAACCACCAACTTGCCATCAACGTACACATCTTGTGTAGATAAATTAGACATCTTCTCACCTCATTCGTGGGATTATTGTTTAGAGCCCAGGTCAGCTGCAAACTGCCTGGGCTCGTCTATACTTAACCACAACGCACCAACAGAAAGGACATAACATGGAAGGATTTTCTGTCATCTATCGCAACCCAGGGCACTGGGATTTCACCAAACCATCATTGGGCCGGGTATTCCGCATCAGAGGCGGTCCGGGTTCTTATGTTGTCTTTGATGAAAGACGTCAACCTGATGAACCACTGAAGGATGGGATGACGTTCAACACTCTCCCAGCCGCTGTCTCTTATATCACCGATCAGCTCATGTACGAGTTGATTGTTGCCGAGGGACAAACCCCAACCAAAATTGAAGGATGGAACGTAACATGAGCAGCGCTAAAACCAAAGAGTTGCAAGAACAAAGGGCCGATGCCCAAGCCTACCTTAACGTCAACGCCAAAGGTACTGCAGATCATTTGGTCTTAAAATATCCGCATCTTGAATTGTCGATGTCGGACGATGATATGTGGAAATTGCCCATCGATGAGTTCTATGCACTGAAACTAATCAAGGCCGCATATCGGTTCGAAAGTGTTACCACCGAAATGCTGCGCAGTATGGCAGCTGACCGCGAGACCGAACCCAAGAATTTGTTCCCGTAGGAGAAACCAAAAATGATCAAATGTCCACACTGTGGCAGCACCGGCACGTTCGGTATCGCTGCCACCATCACCGCAACAGTAAACAGCCAACTTGATGTGGTTGATACTGACAACACCGATATTGAATGGGACGATACCTCAGTTATCAGATGCATGGAATGTGATATGCCCGGAAATGTTGGTCACTGGGAGGTTGATGATGAAGTCGACCAAGAAGATGCACCACATGTTGTTATGTGTGATTGTGGCAACAAAATGACTCTCACCGAAGAACAAGAACAAGCCGATACATTAACATGCCCGGTATGTGGTTACTGTAGTGACCATTGTGATTTCCCGGACGTAGCCCAAGAGGAGTCAGACAATGACTAACAGGCAAAAAGCTGAGCGGTGGGATAGCTGGCTCGGCTATATGTGTGTTGCTACCGTTATTGCGTTGTTCCTGGGTGGAGACCTGTGGGTATACTGCCTGTCTCTCACCGCGTTATGGTTAGTAATCTCAACAATGGCCAAAATTTGGCTTGTAATGAAGGAAAAAGAATGAAACATCTGCAACAACGACCCTATCAGGTCGAAACTATCAACGACTGTCTGGAATCTTTCGGGCGGGGTGTTCCCTCAGTGATGATCTTCTCCCCTACCGGTTCTGGTAAGACCGTCATGGGGCTGAGTGTCGTCAAGCGCATCATGGCCGAACTCGGTGCCACAACATGCAACTGGGTGGCCAAGCGCCGCAAGTTGCTGAAGCAGGCCGGCGAGGAAAACCTGATGGTTGGGGCCACCGGAATCAATTTCATCAGCATGTTCGACAAGGACGTGCCCGAGGCTGATATCCTGGTGGTGGATGAGGCTCACGCCGACGCCACCGCCTCGATGACCGGCATCCACTCGATGACCAAGGCCAAATACGTCCTTGGCTTGTCGGCCACGCCGTTCAGAAATGACGGTGCCCGCCTATGCTTTGCCAAGACAATCCGGTATGGCGACTTCTACAACCTCATCCACCAGGGTTATCTCAGCAAGTACAACCACTTCAGTGTTGGGAGCTGGAAGCCGACCGATTTGGCCAGGGCGTATGACTCCAGGGCCGAAGAGTTCGGAAAGTCGGTGGTCTTCTTCCTCACCATGGCAGAATGTCAAGAATTCTGCACCGTCATGAATGCGATGGGGCATGACTCCGAGACCATTCATGGTGGGATGAACGAGGAAGAGAAGGAAAACCTGTTTGACCGGTTTGATCGTGGCGAGGTCAAAGTGTTGGTCAACATTATCCTCCTCACCGAGGGGTTTGACTGCCCCGATCTACAGACAGTGTTTGTCCGCCCGACAGAATCCAAGGGCTTGGGAATTCAGATGGCGGGGCGGGTACTTCGCCTCCACCAAGGTAAAATTAAGAACATCGTAGAATGTTCCAGTGTCGGCAAGAATAACTTCGTCAGAACAGCTAAACCAGTCGAGCAGTATGTCCTCGACGGAAACGAGTGGCATTGCATCAGCAGCAATGATGCCATCGAAACGGTGAGCAGAGAGATGATTAGCGCCATTGTCAACAACACCAACACCACTGGTGATTCAATGGCCGCACTTCTCAAGAAGAAGATGAAAGGTAAGAAGAAACGTTCGTTCTAACTTGAAACCCAATCCCGGGGATAGTATTTTGAAATACCCCCGGGGACCATTTGCCCCACAACAAAACAGAAACAGGAAGATACACCATGAACCCCGTCCAGAACACCGGCATCGCCACCCCCGCCCAACAGCACCTCATCAACGCCCTCGACATCAAGAACGGATTCGACGTCAAAGATGTCCGGGTCGAGTACATCGACAACATCAACTTGGCCAACGTCCAATTCGACCCCAAGACGAAGCACATCGCCCTCAACGACCGGGTCTTTGAATCGTCCAGCCGGTTCGTCCAGTCCGCCATGTCCAAATACGGCATCGGCAAGTCGACCTTCTCCCTCTTCACCCCCACTGAGGTGTTTGAGCGTGTGGTTGAACGGACCAAGGCTGGCGCCCTCAAGCAACCGACCAGTGGACTCGCTGCCGCTGTCCTCCACACCCCGGACAACAAGAATCACCTTCTTGGTCTGGTCAATGCCCCCGAGAACATCATCAATCCGGTGCAGTACCAGCAGATCATTCGGTCCACTGGCCACACCCACCGCATGAGCATCGACAGCAACGGCGTCATCACCAGCCGCCACCAAATGCCCCTCACCCCGGCACGCACTATCGGCAACAGTGACGCCTTCCTCCCCATCTTTGAGATGAACACCCCAATCGATGGATACGGCAAACCCGCCGCCAACCTCGGTCTGCTCCGCCTCCTCTGCGCCAACGGTGCGGTTGGTTTGGACCAGATGTTCCGCTCCGTCATCAAGATCAACGCCAAACACCCGATGGACGAAGCGCTCACCCGCTTCCTCACCTCGTTCAGCTCGGACGATGAGACCCTGAACGCATTCAGTGACAAGATGGAGCAGTTCCAGCTCTCGCAGGCCAGCCTTGCCGAATACGGTTCCCTCTACGAAATCCTGCGCACAGGATTTGGCCACAGTGTCCGCCTCAACCTCATCAACACTGGCGACGCCAACGTGGTCGAGGCCTGGTACAAGCAACCCCAGGCTCGCTGGATGGGCATCATCGCCGGCAACTTCTATCAGAAGTATGGCATCACCCAGATCAGCAGCGTCACCGACAAGAAGCAGCAAATGCTGCCCGTTGGTTGCACGGTGTATGACCTCGTCAACATCGCCACCGAACGCCTTAGCCATGGTGCTGACGTCTCTCCCCAAGAGAAATCGGCCCTTGGCCGTTGGGTTAGCGACAAGTTCAAGTACGATCTTGACCTGGCCAACGTCCGCGATGCCGGTGTCAAATTCAAACACCGTGACACCTTCTTCGGTGCCAGCGACCTGGTTGAATGCGACGGCATCTGGATGTCCCGTGGCAACCTCTACACTGCCGACCGCGCACAAGACGATATTGTGGCCGCCGCGTTTGTCGAAGCAGAATTCGTTGACGTCATCGACTAACAACCAACCGGGCCGGGAGCGATCCCGGCCCAACTAAGGACACAAATATGAAAACCAAACACGAATTCGCCGCTGGCGACATGGTCATTGTCAAAGAAACCCCGGGTGATAACCGCCCGATTGGCTGGGTATCAGAAATGGACGGGTTGCAAGGACGGGTTGAGGTCTGTCTCTCCTCCTGTGGATGCCACGTTTCCATCTCCGATACCAGAGACGAAAATGACCTTGGCTCGTTTGAAGTCCCAACATCGGCTATCTCCAAAATCAGTACAGACTACTGTATTTGGCTCAAACACCTGCCAGACCAAACCGCTGAGAAAATTGCACGGTCAGTGAACTACGGCAAGATCTTCACTGAGGCTGAGGCTGTGAAGTTAATCGACGAAGTCACAGAATCAATCGAAAATCTGGCCAAACAATACCCTGGCATCCACTTGGTTCTGTCGGTGGGTGCCGCTACTGCTGATGGGCTACAGGCCAAGAGCATGCTGCGAACCACCGAAACAATCGGCATGAAAATCGTCCACGAATCTCTTGTCCCGGCAACAATGCCATCTGGGCTGAGAGAGATCATTGGGCGTCTCAGACAGCATCGCCAGGACTAAACCACAACCGGGCCGGGAGCAATCCCGGCCCTTTCCATATACAGGAGTCTCAGCATGAGCACCGAAAAATACAAAATGTCTGAAGATGATGTGCGGTATTTCATCACCCTTCATAGAAAAGAAGTGAAACATAAAGTCAAGCTGTTGAGAGAACACCTAGCCGAAATTGAGCGGTGTATCTTAACAGAACATTATGTTCATGCATCCACTGTATCAGCGGGCCAGGCCACCACACAAATGGCATCCCTGGCCGTAAGCTGTGGTATCCTCAACACTCTGTCGGAGGACAAATCATGAAACTCCCAAAAGAAATGACGGACCATGACCTTGGTATGGCCATATGGAGCATTAACAGCGCTCTATCCGACAAAAACATCAGCCAAAACAAACGCGATTCTCTCAGCAGCCATTGGTGTATGCTGAGTCGAGAGCAAGACCGGCGTGCCAGTAGAAACTGCAAAACATGTAACCCTTAAGGAACATAACATGAGCAAGCAATATTTTGTTCTACCAGAAGGCCAAGCCGTTTACGAAGGTAAAAACTTCATCCACGGCGGCCAACCATGGTTTAAACGAGAGGTTATTGACCAGATTCTTACCGACCAGGTCATTGACCCCAAAACCTGGCGAGCCGGTGAAGGTGATACCTACCTGGTTGAATGTCCTGGAGATGAATTCCCAGTCGTCATCAAGAGAGGAAGCAACGGGTTGTACATGTTCAACACCTGGTCGTTCAAAGAGCTGACCGAGGATGATTTGGCTGAACAGTTGGCCGAATCAAGCTTGGCCACGCATGAAAAATCATTCCTTGAAGATTGTCTACCAAACGACACATCAATCTACACCGGTCACCCGTGGTACCAGGCCGCTTGTATTTGGTTGATTCGTGGTAACCAGTTAACTCTTGACGGCATCGCCATAAAAAGCATGTCCGATCTAAACAAAATCACTGAAAAAATCAAACTTGGAGAATAACCGTGAAACGCCGCATCTTCAACAACGCAGGCACCATGGTGGCATACTTGGTATCTGGCACCCACTTTACTGACAATATTGGAAATCAAATCACCTTCGATGAACTAAACGGTTTGCTTGGTGATGACGAGCCGGCAAACGCCCTCAGACACGATCAAATTGACGACATTGTTAGCGGGCTTACCAACGATGACGATAACCCAAATCACTCACTGAACCGTGACGGGGTATGGTCTGTGGCCAACGATATCAACAAGGTATACGACGCAGAATGTGCTAAAGACATCTTTGTTGATAGCCTGTTTCGACACTTTGCCGACGAAGCCGAAATTATGAGTGCATTTGGAAGTGAAGACGAAACTGAAGAAGACGAAGAAGACGAAACCGAAGAAGAGGAGAATTAACAATGAATCCAATCATCGAACAAAAAGACAACGACCTTTATTTCAGCTTACCGTTTTTGAACGGAAAGGCGTGGATATGCACCACCAGACCACAGCGCAACGGCTCAGTACGAGTACATGTGAACACCTATGGTAGAATCATGTTTGGTGGATCATACTGCCATTTCAGACCAGAAACCTTCGGGTATAAAGTGGTGCATGAACGTGGGTATGATGAAACTTCATATATTGTGTGCTCAACAGCCGGCGAGGCTAAGACGGTTGTAACTGATTTGTTGAGCAGGGCAACACCGATAGTACAGAGTGTAGAAAACGAGTTTAACGAAAGATCTAGGAAAAGAAAAGAGCAAGAATCCTCAATGAAAAACGCGGCCGATGAACTTCTATCCGCCTTCAGCAACCAACAGGGGTAACAAAATGAGCGACTCTAAAAAACTCGATAAAATGTCCGAATACGTTCTAACTTGGCACAACAGCTTACCAAACGTAAATTCAGACAATCAACGCTTTATCGTTCACATGTCGGCCGGATGTTTCAGCCAGCTTTGTGAGATGTTTAAAAAGAACGGTGTCGAAGACAACATTATGGTTGCCACCGAAGAGATGATCAAAATCTGCAACACCATCGCTCACATCACCAACACCCTAAGCCAAAACCAAATTGAGCCGTTTGGCAACATCTTTTACGATGTTGCAGATACAGCAGAGACATACCTGTCCTACTGTCTCAACGACGGGCTTAACAGCAGCCGACACTTTGTTTACAGCCCACAAGAAATGATTGCCTATTGCATTGCCGTCGCTTACGATGGTGGTGTCGATGATAGCTCGGTCCACAGTTGGTTGACCGAGCTACTAGGAGATAAACCAGTAGGAGGATAACATGAACCGGTATTATGTTTACAACTTTGCCACCCTTGGTGAGTTTGACGAGTCAGCAGAGAGCAGACAGTATCTTGAGGTTTGTGCCGATGTCCAGGTCAAGGGGCTGGTTATCACCCCAAAGCTAACACAGGCACGAATTGACGGAATCATTAAACGAGCCCAAATTTGTACTCCTGGGTACAACAGCGCCACTATGAAATGGCATACTGACGGGTGGCAAAGCATGCCGGCCGAGGATGGCGGTGAACACCAAATCCTGTGGTTGGAAGAAACCGAAACCAAAACCCTGGTAACCCAGGTAACGATAGTCGAAGTTGAACTCGACAAGGAGCATTAATGATCACCAAAGAACAAATTGATGCTTCTTTTGCTGGCACCAACTTCGGCAATGATGACCGGGTTTTCCTCATCTGTGACGCCATTGCTAAGAGTGCAGAAGGGTACGGCAACGGGTGGACAATCACCCAAATTTGCCGTGAGCTTGGTGTCCTCACCCAAAAAAGCACCGTCACTCTAAAAGGGTTGCAGTTCATCGCCGATAACCACGAAACATTCAACCGCATAGAAAGGGTATCATTAAAACAATGACCCGCGTTAATGTTGGTATCTTTCCGTCTGAGCTATGCGACAAGCATCTGACAGCAGAATATAGAGAGATTATGAGGATACCAGGAAATCTAGCCAAAAGGGTTGGCAAACCACCAGCCTTTTTTACTCTTGGAAAAGGGCACGTTTTATGGTGCACAGACCACATGGACCACATGGCCAGCAGGTTCAGCGCCATAAAGGAAGAGATGGTATACAGAGGTTTCAAGCCAAGTATGGACTGGCCATATAGTTGTGGTGATGCGTCAGGTGAAATCGCCTACGCAGAATTTCAGCACGCCCGCCAGTTGCTTAAGGAACGAATTTTATTGATGCTACCAAAAAACGCAAAGTGGACAAACCGTGTTAAACCAGCATGGGTTCCACAAACCATAGGAGATGATATGAAAATCACATACACAGCCGATGACGGAACAGAGTTTGATAACGAAAAAGACTGTTTGGAGCACGAAAGAAATCTGCCCATTACAGTAATATGGGCCGAAATCGTGGACTCTTTTTTCTCAAACGTTAATACGGGCAACCGACAATCTGTTGATATGGGAGACGCTTTGAAAGATTTGCTGAAAACGCTGGTATCAAAAGCCGCCCTTACACATGAAGCCCACATTGATGCGGCCGAGCACGGCATGCCAACCGGGACATACACCGCCGATATCGGCGGTCTTTACAATATTGAAGTTGATACCAAATTTATTACTATTACCGAAGCTGACAAAGAGTATATGGGGCCTGAGCATGATATGGATCAGCCACCTAGCGTTACCATCACACAAAACGAAGATAGGAGTATGTCACTGCTGCTGATGAATCTTGGACATAAAACGTCCACCACCCTAGTGTTAAAGAACGGAATCTGGACTTTCGGGTCCAAATCAAACATCAACCACTGAGAAAAGGAAAAATACCATGTCTGAATTCAAACCCTTCGCTGTCGCCATCCACAACCACATCACCGCGCTTGGTTCCAAGTCCAAGCTCTACACCGTCGATATTGAGAAAGACGATATCTGGGCATCCTACCTGGCCGCATTCCCTGCCGGTTCTGACCCGATCTTCAAAGAGCGCACTGAGCATGATTGCTCTTGCTGCCGTGGCTTTGTCAAGAATGCCGGCCTGGTGGTTGGTATCGTCAACGGAAAGAAAGTGTCGGTATGGGATGTGCCTGGTCTGGAAGAGCCGTACGCCACCGTGGCCAAAACCCTCGGTGACAAGGTACGTGCAGCCAAGATCAAAAACGTCTATCTCAACGACTCGGCTAAAGTCGGCACTGCCGTCACCCCGGCACTGATCGGCGACAAAGCCTACAACTTCAATCATTTCCACGCCACCCTGCCGGCCAGTGCCGTCCACAACGACCGGGCCAACTCAATCGAATCGGTACAGGGTGTTTCCCGCACCAGCATGGAGGTGTTCCGCCGATCAATGGCTGAGCTGACCAGTGAATCGGCCAACATCGTTCTTGACCTAATCAACCAAAACTCGCTATATCGTGGTCAGGAAAGCAAGGCTGCCGTCGAGCAGTTCCTGAAGACCAAACGCGAATTGTCCGCCGTCCCGGCTGACCAGTTTGACGAATGGTACTGGCTCAATTCCGACAGCTTCGCTGCCCGCATCCGCAACACGGCTATTGGTACCCTCCTCATCGATCTGTCCGGTGATGTCGACCTTGACACCGCCGTCCGGAAATTTGAGGCTGTCATGGCTCCCGCCAATTACAAGCGCCCCACCGCCATCGTCACCAAGGGCATGATCGCCCAGGCCGAAAAGACCATCGTCGAACTCGGGTTTGAAAACTCCCTTGGTCGCCGCCATGCCGTCACCGACGATATCACCGTCAACAACGTCCTCTTTGTCAATCGTGATGTCAAGAAGAAGTTGGGTGGTGTCCTGTCCGTCCTTAAAGAAGACGTGCCTGAAAACCCCAAGAACTTCTCAAAGGTGGCAGAAATCAGCATCAACGATTTCATTTCCAACGTTCTCCCCACCGCCTCTGAAATCGAAGTGATGCTTGAAGGCCGGCATGTCCCGAACATGGTCAGTCTGATTGCCCCCCTCCGACAAAGACACCAAATGCATGCTCAAATGGAACAACAACTTCTCTTGGGCATACAACGGCGATATTGCCGACTCCGATATCAAAGCCAACGTCAAAGATGCCGGTGGCTCGGTTACCGGCGTTCTGCGTGCAAGTATGATGTGGAATGAATCCGGCAAGAACAACAACGATTATGACCTGCACTGCGTAGAACCGCGTGGCAAGCATATCCATTTTGCTGACAAAATCAACCCCCGCACTGGCGGTAACCTTGACATCGATATCCGTGTCCCAAACCGTGAACGTCCTGGTAAACCGGCTGTTGAAAACATCACATGGCCGGCAGTTGAGCGGATGGAAGAAGGGATGTATGAATTCTACGTCCACAACTTCAACCATTCAGGTGGTACCGATGGTTTCCGTGCCGAAATCGAGTTCAACGGTGAAGTCTTCAGTTTTGCCTGCAATCGTGACATCCGGCAGGGTGAAAAGGTTCCGTTAGCGAGAGTGGAATACACCAGGTCAAACGGGTTCAGAGTCGTCAGTGCGATGGACGGTGCTAACAGTGCTATCAAGTCCAAGGATGTCTGGGGTGTCAAAACCAACCAGTTCTCCAAGGTCGAGATGATGATGTACTCCCCCAACTACTGGGACGGCCAAGACGGCATTGGCAACAAACACGTCATGTTCATGCTGCATGGCTGCAAGACCGAAAGCTCACCTCGCGGCTTCTTCAACGAATTCTTATCCAACGATCTCACCCCGCATCGCAAGGTGTTTGAGGTACTCGGCAGCAAGATGCGAGTTGACAGCTCGGACCAACAGCTTTCTGGTGTTGGATTCTCATCGACCCAACGAAACAGTGTCATCGTCCGGGTGAAAGGTCATACTGACCGAGTCATCCGCGTGACATTCTAACAACGACCGCGTGCCCAGGGTCAACACTGGGCACAAACCACAAGAAAGAACAAATACGGAGATACCACCATGTCTGCAATCCTCATCGAAACCGCCATCCGCAAAAAATTCCGCTTCGCCACTGGCCGTGGAATGATCACCACTGAGGACCTTTGGGACCTCGGCCTCGAATCCCTCAACACCCTGGCTAAAGAAGCCAATCGCAAGGTCAAAGAAAGTGGTGAGGAAGACTTCCTCAAAGTCAACACCACCAACACTGAAGACAAACAACGATTCGAGGTCCTCAAATACATCCTCGATACCAAGCTCAAAGAACAAGAAGTCCGCGCCTCCGCCGCCACCAAGAAAGCCGAACTCGACCGCCTCATCGCCCTCAAGGCCAACAAGGAAGAGGAAGCCCTTGGCAAACTCAGTGTCGAAGACATCGACGCCCGCATCGCAGCCCTGAAACAGTGAGTCAATAATGAAAATCAAAAATGGTGATCCCATTGTTGTCAATGGCCAAAAGATGATTTATGCCGGCGAGCATAAAACTGCTGGTTTCTTTTGGGCCGCTGTCATGAACAACGAGGGTAAACCGGTGTTGTCGGTACACGATGTTACACACATCAACCAACCAGCCACCACCGCCAAACACTAACCAGCCAGAACCCCGGCCATAAAAAGCCGGGGTTCTCCATAGGAGAATACCATGTCTATCGAAGCAAAAGATCTCAAAGTCGGAATGACCGTTATCAATCCTAACGGCCGACGCTACACCATCTCGCAGCTTGACTCAACCTCTAGCGGCATTGGTGTGTATAATCTAGAATCCGGGAAACACTTCCTTGAAAACCGGTCAGGTAAGAAAGTCAAGTATGTCTTAGTCAATGGGGGTTAACATGAGCACCGTAGAAGCGGGAGAGTTCCCAACACTGGCCGACTTTATCTCATATCTCATCAAGTATAAGAACCCACCAGAAAAATGGGTTACGATGAACGCCACTATTGAAGGTCGCAAGGTCGCTTTAAAGTTATGGCGGTATAGCTGTCAGTCTTGGAGTATTAGCAGGATTAATCTACCAGATGTGATGGTCAGATGCAACGATGCCGGCCCCAGTGATGCCAAGCGCCAGCAGTTGACAGACTGGTTTACAGCATCGTTCACTCACTACAAATCAACGTACTGACAGGAGTAAGGCATGAATACGAAAACAAAAGAAGTTGAACTTGTTACCGTTACAATGCATTTCAGACGCAACGGCGTTAAGATTGGGTCAAGGACATTCGACATCAATAACGTGTCTGGTAAACTTGGGATCAGTGGTTATACCCACAACGATTTCACGTTGACCGCCGTTGGCGTGGATGGTAAGAAGTACCGACCGCGTGGTATCCGAGTTGTTAACGGCAAACTAGTCATTGATAACGAAGGAAAATGACATGAGTCACCCAACCCCATACGCATTATTTGGGTTCCGTGTTGATGATAGAATGATTAGCCAAGACCATATTGGGATGACCGAAGGAAGGGAAGTCAAGCAGTATGACCGAAACACTGGCGAACCTACTGACCCGTTAGTTTATGCCCCAGCCAAATGTTACACGGTTGGTGGAAGACCGCATTATACCCTAGAAGACTTTATCAGCTACTTCCTCAGACACCATGGTATTAAGGCAGAATCCTTCAAACAGTATCAGGGTAGTGTGATAATAGGGTATAGTTGCGACCATCGTGGCTTCATCAAACTCAACGCGATGAATGTCAGGTTGTTGAGACTAAAGGACGACCTCAAACGTCTTGGGGTTAAGCTTGAAGGCTCGGCCACCATTATCCCAGGAATTGAGTACCTCTGATTGACACGTACCCAGGAAAGCGTTAACTTGAACAAATAAAACAATAAAGGCACGATCATGGAAATCTTACAAGAAAAAAGCTCGATGGTCATTGACGGCGATGTCGAGCAGAGAAAATTTTATATCGGCGATGAGCAAATGATCCTCACCCACCTGCGTTCTGGCATTTATCAGAACCGCATTGCATCACCGGTCCGCGAGGTCATTTCAAACGCTGTTGACGCCAACGTAGAAAACGGAAAGCTGGCCGGCGATGTCATCATCCAACGTCCAACCATGCTGTGCGGCGATTATACCGTAACCGACCAAGGTAAGGGGATGAGCCCCGAAATCATCGACAAGGTGTTGATGGGATATGGTAATAGCACCAAACGCCAGGACAACAACCAAATTGGTGGTTTCGGAGTTGGAGCCAAGAGTCCTCTCGCCTACACCGACTCGTTCACGACCTTTACCACGTGGCTCCAGGATGGGGAACTGTGGTCCGCCCAGTACATGATTGCTGTTGATGGCGGTGTTCAGGATATGATCACCCTCACTCCCCCGCACCGTGATCATGAGGCCACGCACACCGGAACAAAAGTTACCATTCCTGTTAAGAAGCAAGACACCACCTCGTTCCTTCAGTACTCTGACGTATACGAGCAGTGCTTAATGGGTCGCCATTCCGCAATGAACTCGTATACGATACAATCAATTGATGAAGATTGCATTAAACTCAGAAGTTACAACAACACCAACTGTTTCATGTACCAAGAATACGGACAGTGTATGGTTATTGTTGGTGGTGTTCCATACAAGTACGATATTGATCGCATTGAACGTGCTAAAGGGTGGAAGTTCCCCGGAGCCAAGTACCAGCTGGTCATCGAAGTGCCCATCGGTGCCGTTACTGTGAACTTGTCTCGTGAGGGCATTGTAGACAACACCAAAAACCGGGCTGTTATCAACGGGTTGTTCAACGACGTGTTTAACAAGAAAGCTGAAGAAGCCAAGGCAGTACCAGACCTTGATACCGAGTTGGCCGTCAGACTGCTGTCGTTGGGGTTGAGCCAAGAGTTGGTAAACCACATCTCGGCATACCTGTCCCCGGCCGAGGAGAGGATTGATACCTACCTCACCAGAAGGTTGCTTGGTGTTGAGTACAAAGAGATTAAAAAGAAACTGCGGATGAAGATTGCCAAGGTTGATGTTATTGGTGTTGAAGATTGCGACAGCATAGATAGCCCAAAAGAGTTGGTTGATGCGTTGAATAGCAATGGCAATAACGTTTTTTGCTGCACCACCATAAAAGATGACACCATCCTGTATCAACACAGTGAATGGATTCCGTACATCGCCAACAACTTAAAGCTCAAAGCCGGGGTGGTGATAATCGCCGTTGAGAAAGCCATCATGGGAGACCAAGCCTACAGTCTGGCATACAACAAAAATCCAGATGACCTGATGAAACACCTGGCCCCGCATGGAATGTACCCTAAACTGGTCCCCGCTTTCAAGAAAATGAAAAGTTTCGAAAAACGTGAACCGAGCCCGGTTGACAACGAACTGGTTAGGGTGTTAAAGTTTGAAAACGCCAGAGTGATTTCTGAAACAGTGGCGGTAAAAGATCTATCTAACGAGTACGAGTACATTTATGATAACAGCAGTGTCTTTGACAGCGGCAGCTATTCAAGCTCAAATAGCGCAATCAACAACACACTCATCGACCTTATTGGGGCCGAAAACACCGATGGTATCGCCTGCATCAGACTGCCAGAAAATAAGACCACCAGCAAGAGAATTTTAAAGTACCTTTCGTTGTGGGGGTTCGATGTGTCTCCGTACACCAGGGATGACAAGATCGAATTTGGCAGCTACTTCAACGATGCCCGTGCCGAGGTATGGTCATCATCCACTCAATCATCAATTGACTCGTACCTTGGCGATCTGGTAAAAGCTGGTTTGACTGCCTGTCAAATCAGACAGCCAATCAGCACAACAAAGGTGTTCTTCTCTAAGCCGGTGAATAAAGTTAACCTAGCTAAAACTATGTTGATTTACATGGCCGAATACAACAACGATCTTGGCCGGTTGATTGGCAGAGAACGCTCAACCGGCCGGTATGTTGCGGTACACGAAATGGTGGCCATATCCGACGGTAAAGATCCAGTCATCATTGACAAAAAGATTAAAACCGGCAGCTATTCGTGCCCTACCATGGATGGGATCAATATCAGAGAAGAGTTTCATAAACTCAGGTCATCAAAATATGATTATACCACAGCCAACATCACATTTGAAGAAGGAGCCATCTAATGAGCATCTCAATCGTCATCACCGCCACAATGGCGGTAGCCACCAACAACGGGTACACCGTCAACATCATCCAAAGCCAAAACCCAGAAGCTTACGAGCAGATCGTAAAGATCATCAAGGCCCGGAAAGCCGGGGCTCGTGAAGCGGCATGGGAGGTGGCCGAGGCTAACGACCCTATTGCCATTTTGAAAAAGAAGGTTAAAAGTGACCGCATCGCTATCAAGGATGGGCACGTATTTATTGACGGCCGTGATTTGGCCGATAGTGCCTTGGATGCACGAATTTACGATTTGATACAATCTGGCCATAGCATCAGCCGGATGATCAAATTCTTCGACCGGGTTAAGGCCAACCCAAGTCCCGAATCGGTGAAGGACATTTTCACCTTCCTTGAGAAAAACCGCATTGAAATCAGCGAACGCGGTGAGTTGCTGACATATAAGAAGGTTAGACGCAAAGCTGACGGTACCATGTGGGACTGCCATAACGGTACGGTTGAATACAAAATCGGTGTTGCTACCACAATGAAGCGAAGTGACTGTGATCACGACAGAAATTCGCATTGTAGCCGTGGATTGCATATCTCTGGGTGGGGGTACTCGTTCAACGGTGATGTCAAGCTGCTGTGTGCCATCGACCCGGCTGATGTGGTTGCTGTCCCTACCGACCATAATGGCCAGAAGATGCGGGCATGCAAGGTTACACCGCTGTGTGAGTATAACCACTCAGAACCGCTCAACATCGAACTGGTGTCTGGTAAAGCCCGTCTGGGTAAGGTGTTCCATAAGGTTTCGGTAACCAAAGCCAAGGAAATCGCCGAGGCAATCGAAACCAAAGGCCGAAGTGCGATGAAGAAGGATAACCAAACCAAGATCAAGAAGATCAAAGCCGGCAAGAAACGCGGTAATAAGAAATAAGAAACACGGGGCGGCCACCAAGGCCGCCCCTAAACATACGGAGACGTGACATGTACAACATCCAAGAACCCGGCCATCAGGGTTGCACCAACACATATTTTTGGTTTACATCATCGGTCGACGAGAACGGTGAGGTTGCCGAGTGTGTGAAGTTAGATCACAACCTATACACAGTGTACCACCGGTCAGAAGGTGGAGAGGTAACGTTTATTGACCACAAAACAAACAAATCTGACGCCATGCTGGTTGTGGCTGTCATGAACACAGAGGAGAAAGAAGATGAATGATGTCCCATGCCCAAAAGGATCTGAGTTTTACATCCTTCGCAGAACTCCGGCGTGTGCCTATACATCAACAAACCTGCCGGGGTTAAAAATGATAGTAAACTATATGGATGAGATTTTGTCTACCATTGGTATTTGTGGTATAGGCCATCATGCTTTAACTGTTAGATATCTGGAGACTAATACCATCCCAGACTCAATGGATCAGTCATCGCTGATGTATTACAGTTATTATATGGTAGACGACAACGGTATGCCAACAAACATACCAATACCAAATATCAAAGAGTTCATGCAATCGAGATACAAATACGAAAACGTCATAAGAAACGAGGCATTATCATGACCACACTACTATCATTAATGTTAATGCTTGAACCAACAGAGGCCGAGTACAAGAAGGCTTGGTCGGTTATCACGGTGGTTGAGTCTGAGCGAAACCCGAATGCGTACAGGAAGGAGGAAGGTGCAGTTGGCATCGCTCAGATACGACAGGCTTATCTAACGGATTCTGGTGTCAAAGCCACATTAAAAGATATGTACGACCCAGCTATATCGTATAAGGTGTATCGTGGGTATATGAAGCGCTATAAACCACAGAGTTATGAAGAAATCTTCAGACTACACAACGGTGGACCAGGGTGGAAAATAAAACGACATCTGACCGAGAAATACATGACCAAAATACGCATTGCCAGCCTTCGTCTCAGCTCAGCTGTTGAACAACGGCTGGCATCGCGTTAAATTTTTACAGGAGAAAAGAAAATGAGCCAATACGAACAGTACCTTGACCAATCACTCGACGGTCTTGTTGATTTCATAATGAAGGGCGGCGTTTCCGATTCCGGTGGGGCTGACTACCAGCTCAAACATATTGCCAACGAATGGATGGTTGGTGAAACTGTACGGGCTAATAAAGAAGTTGTTATTTCGCATAACCAGGCCAAAAGCGGCGAGATGATGAGAGAGTCTTATAAGCGGTATGAATCAATCGCCGATCGTTATTTGCCTGGGATTTTCTTTTCTCACCTTGCCTCAACAACAGAGCCTGGTAGGGTGATATTATACTTCAGGCTAAGCAGTTCCAAATCTCATACTGGAAAGACAATTTTCTTTGCTGGCATCAACGAGAACTGGAGAATTTCAGACCTAGTGGCAGACTGCATCCTCAATAGACATAATCTTGTCGATCTAATACGTAAAAAAGGAGAATTGTTATGAAAAAGCGTGACAAATCAATCTACGACCAAAACACTATTGACACCATCCATCTGATCGCCGTGGCCGGCACCGATGTAGACTTTGTCAAAAAGTGCACCAGTATGCCACCAGATCATCCGGTCATGAAATATATAATGTCATTCGTTAAAACTGTTGAAGGCGTTCACGTACTAGAGATTGCCAGACGGTACAACATGTCTGCCTCCAACTTTGGCAAGATCGGCCCGGTTTTAATCAACAGCCAAGAGTTGTTTGTCATTGACACCCTTATGGGTGGACTCTGTGAGGTGGCCACTGAAATGGCGGTTGAAGGTTTCTCCGAGGTTTTAAAATAATTCTAGGTGGGCGGGTAGTTCAGACATGTTGCCCAGGAGTGTAGGCGGTGGGCGCCCCAACGAGAGTTCATCCCCACAGCCTGATCGCAGTCGTTTGGTCCTTGCCAGTCGAAAGATTGGTCCCGAAACGATTCGGTATTGGTCGGTCATATTGAACCCCATCCTGGGCAGACCGGCATTTGAACCCGCAGCTTTCCTTGACAGGGGCTGCGGGTTAACTTTTTTTTCTTTAAAGGAGACATAGCATGCGAACACACATATTTGGTGGAGATCTTTTGACTGTTGAAATACGCGAACACTCGATGTTCCACATGATATCACAATATACTGGCAGAGAAACGTGGGACATTGTTTTAGATGTTGACATCGGACGTCAGCATAAAGTGGTCAATAAATGGGGAAGGCATAACGATGTTCCGTTGTGTTTCCATTGCGAGGAGTCAAACATATCGATCACATCAGCCCTGATTCCACAAATAAAGTTGGCTAAAGACGGTACAGCCGATCAGTTTTACGTTATTGGTCATGATTCAAAACATACTAGATGTAAAATCGCGTTTATTAACCCATCAATTAACCAGGTGGATAAGTTTATTGCCCGTCTCAAGATTGCAGTCAATAACTTCAACAATAAAGGTGGGTTTAAATGAACCACGGGTTTGGGCATATGATATTTTTCATTTTCATGTATATGGCATCAGCATTGGTAATTGGTGCAGCAATGACATTTTTGCTTAAACTCAAAGACCGTCGCCGCACCAAGGCAGTTAATAACGCCTGGGTGTATGGTTACGTTAAAGGGACACGGGCTAGACTAAACACAATCACCAACCAATGCCAGTTTGTGCTATGGAAAGCCGGAGAGCAAGGGCACACCGAGGATTTCTGGCACAATATGGGTGATGGGTGGGTTAAACACTTCGTTGCCGACTAAGGAGTTACCAGTGAGCACAGACCAAAAAACCAAATACGCCTTCAAGGTTAGCAGCTTTGGTGGCAACTTCATCACCAAAAAAGGAGACACATTCTTTGAGGTGACAAATTCAGATGATGCTCTACAGAGATCGCCAGCCACACTTAAACGCATCGGCCGCGAGTACTATCACAGTGGGCTATACCGGTGGGCCGGTATGCTTGATATTGTACCAGTTCAATAACCAAGGAGACAGTATGATTATCGTAAAAGAGCGCGGAGATTGCCCAGATACCACCATCTGGGCAGAAGGATATTTTGCCAACAAGGAGCACCCAGAATACCAGACAGTGACTGAAGGGGTTGATTACCCGGAAAAGAAGGTTATCCTAGAAATGCTGGATGTAGCCGAGGGAAAGGCCAAGAATATCGGGTATCTTGGCTGGTCAACCTGCCGGGTGTGTCGGTGTCACAACGGATCACGAGAGTTTGTGTTCAGTCCATCAAGTACCGATTGGTCAGCCGGCGAGTACCGATGGCCGGAGGGGTTGAAGCATTACATCGAAAAGCACAGTTATAAACCGTCAGACGTATTCATTAAACTACTGAGGTATATGGTTACCATACCTAAAAATCAATTTTAGAAATAATGTCGTCAATAACATCGTAATTGTTCTAAGCATAGGTTAACGGACTCCGTTAACTTATGTTTGTTACTAGCATCGATTCTGATAAACCCCAACCCAGTCCATGAATGAATAATTCGTTGTCTTTCAGCGTCTTCAATAACGGTATACCGATGGTGTTTTTCGTCGACCTCAAGATGTAATAGAATGTCAGTCAGTAAAAAATCCACCCGATATCTTTTTCCGTTTATAATGTATACTTTTTCACAAATGTACTTGATACCATTATCGTCTAATGCCTGCCTAACAAACTCCTGCATCCTCATCTTTTTTTCAATGTTGCCACACACTGGACATCCGTTACCAGACAGGTGTCTGTTTGGTGATTGCATAAACCCACCGTGATTTCTACATAATATTTTAACTTTTGTTCTAGCGTTAATATATACAACATCTTTGTATTCATACCTGTTTTCGTGTATGGCGTTAGACTTCTCAGCAAAAACCGCACCACATGACTGTGCAAATAACGAAGTACTGTTTTCATAACACTTCGGGCAACCATGCCCTCTTAGATGTAAGGCTACCGATTGCGTAAACACACCATGGACGTGGCATGTTATATTGATTTTATCTTTAATTCTAGTATACAACACCTCTTCATATGTATATCTGCCACCATGTACTGATTTCAACCTTTCTACCACAGTTGATGAAGCACGCTCCCTTGCTCCGGCTGGGCCTTTACAAAGGTTGCACCCTTTCCCTATTGAGTGCGCATATGGCAACTGCCAAAAACTACCATGTAAACGACAGATTATTTCTATCTTAGTTCTGGCATTGATGTATTTTGACTTTGAATAGCAGTACACCCCGTTATGGATGTCAGCTGACTTTCGAACAAAAGTATCCTGGGTAAGTACTTCAGCCATGACACGTCTCCTAAGCAGTTTCGTGTTGTGTAGATGGCAGCAGGTGCAAACTGCTGCCATCACCATTATTTATCGGCGGTACTGTCTATCTCTGATACTATCTTATCAACCACACTGAAGTTATACCTCCAAACCAAAACCCTATGCAGCTGTTCCTTACAGAACAGCTGCATCTGTATACATGCCCTAGACAGATGAACTTTTGGTGCTCTAATCGGAAGATCGCCGCTTATGTCCACCACGTAGCCGAAGCTTTCGGTACGCTTCTCCCAGTTGATATACTTGGCTTTTCGGTGTTTAGTATTAATTGTCTGTTCCGAATACACCCTACCAATATTGGCCTCGTTGCGCCAGTAGACCTCATGGGTTGGTGGTATCTGCTGGCCATCAAGTGAGATGTAGTTTTCTACGGGGCAATCCCATTCTGACGACATATGCCCATGCAACGGATCGGCCGGGTCGATCAACTCGCACATGTGATGTCGATACACCGCCCCAGTACCAAACCGCAGTTTCTCGCCACTCAGTATATTGGCCACAAACCGTCTGGTTTCATGGTCTATCCACCATTTCCCGACGTTGATCCACGGCATACCGTCTACGCCGCTAGCCCTGATGGTGATCCTACCATTTCGCCAGAACCTAACCCCACCAAAGGTCAGCCAGTGGAAGTTATGCGGGGTTATCATCATCGCCCAGTTTTCCCGCATGAAATCCGACACCCAGGATTTGTGGTTATTGGCCAACCCAGGCATCTTCACCTTGTGTGGCATGAAATACCCAAGATCTCCATCGGCCAACATCCCAGAGAAAGTGAACACGCTGTCACCAGCGTAGTCAGACGATATCACCCTCAACGAGTCGAGGTCAAAGAGGTGTTCGGCGTCATTCTCCCAGATGGTGAAAGAACCGAAACCGACGTCATTCTTCATTTGCTTCTTCAAGGCCAAGAGAGACGCTTTGACGGCCATTCGCCTGTTCTGATCTTGTGGAAGTTTGTTAAGCATCGGGACGGCTATCCGAACGATTTCTCCGGGCTCTTGTCTGGCATATTGCTGAACCCGGTTTGTGCCTTCGTATTTCCAGTACAAGAAGTCAATAGCACCGTATAAACTGGCTCTGAATAACCACGGTTCAAACAACTTATTAAGCTTAACAGCAGCTTTATCTGAAACGGTTATTGGCTTAGGATCGGATTCATATTGTGAAACCGCCAACTCGGCATCTCCGTCATGGATTTCCATCCCGTCTGATCTAACCCGGCAGCAAAACAGCCTGCGCAGTATTAGGTCAATAGCAGCTTTACCATGCCCAAGTTCAAAGATTTGTCTTATTGTCATTTGGTTGACGTCCTGTGTACCAGCACTTACCTTAACGGCACACCACAACACAGGAACACACATGAGCAAACTTTGTTACGTGGCCCACCCTGCCACCACCCATGGTGATTTGGCCGAAAATATGGCTAAACAACCGGCAATCTGCGCTACCTACGACCTTTCCAACGAGATTCCAATTAGCCCGTTGCTTTGCTTCGGTGGCTGGGTAGACCCGGCAATCGAAAACCATCATAAGGCCATGGCCGCGTGCTTTGCCCTTCTCAAACAATGTGATGAAATCCATATGTGGGGACAGTGGTGGTTGAGCAAAGGGTGCAAGCAGGAAGTAGAATTTGCCAAACGACACAACATTGCCATCGTCTACAAAACTCAACCGTATGGTGATGTTGTCGTGTAACCACGTATTTTTAGTAGATAACCCAGCTGATACCAACAACAAGGAAATGAACACATGAGCCGTCCCCGTGCCACCCTAGCCAAACAAGGCATCAACTCGTTCCAACTCACTATCTCAGACAATGATGATGGTGAAACCGTCGCCATCAAGACTGTCATTCTCAAGGGTGACAAAGGAAACGGTAAGGTTGATATGTCTCCCGCTGCCGATTTCTTCTTCGGCATCCTCAATAAGATCAACCAGGCCCTGTCCGGCAGCGATGTCGTAAACGAAGCGTTCAAAGACGTTGAGGCCACCCGCAAGAGTGTCGAGGAAGCCCTCAAAGACCCGGAAAAGAAACAGGCCATCATGGCCGCAATCAAGGCTATGGACACCAACAAGACGTTTGAAAACGTCACCGGTGGAGATGCGGTGGCTGACGCCAACGAAGACGACACCGAAATCAAGGGTGGCATCATCCTTGACGACACCAAGAAAGGCACCGGCAACATCATCTTCCCAGGATAACCATCATGCCCACGGTCAAAAAAGACTCACACAAAGAACCACCCATTAGCCTAAACGCTATCCTGGTTTTGGGCCTGGCTGCCCGTGGGCAGTTTCACCCAAGTTACCTCCCGGATGAAGAGGATAACAAATGCTGGTTTGAACGTAACCGGAAATACCAAAGTTTCCACGAAGCGGTGTTTTGGTTGAAAGAAAACGGATATCTAACTCCAGATATCACTGCCATTACCGAAAAGGGAACCCTGTTCCTACAGCTGTTCCTTGATCGGGCCACCCATATCCACCGTGATGTGTTGACCGAAACTCTGAACGCCAAGCTGATTAACGGTGCTGACAACTTAGCCGAGGGTTTCACCCGGTCGTCTCGAAACAGCTCAATGGTCCCAAACCCACCAGGCCCAGACGAGGAAGATTGAAATGAAGGTTAAAGACAACTTACTGTCCGTTGCTGAACTTTTCTCTGCTGAACAGGACTCGGTAGTTTTTACCCAGCAATTTAAAACCGAGTTAACTTCTGAAATGGGTGATGACAACTTCAGCTGGATATTCGACCACAACCACATTGTGACTGATGGTGGGTGGTTAATGCTGAACCGCCCTGATGTCTATGATGAACTTTATAAGCGGAGTGGCGCAAACACTGACAACAGTCTTGAGACGATCCTTGAACAAGCCAACTTAACACCACCAAACCAAAGTGCAGTGAAGTTTATCAGGGCGTTAAAGGAACGGGTTCAAATTACTAATCTTGATATTGCCTTTCGCATCAAGCAATGGCTACGAGATAACAAAGATTTCGTTAAATAACCGCTTTCGCCGGCAAATCAACGAGGCCCAGGGACAGATTCCTTGGGCCTCAACTTTATGCGGGTGTTTCACCATCTTTAGAAGACCAGTTGTTACCTTTATCAACGGCTTCCATCATGGCCTCAGCCTGTTGCAACCCTGGGTCAACCGAAGTAGTAGTCATCATGGTTACTTTCTCCTACGAGCTTTTTCTTCAGATTTGTTTATATCCGATTTGGTCATCTCATTAGCGTTTAGTAACTCGATTAGTTTAGTCATCAAACTCATACCGAGTGATGTTGATTTATCCCAGATTTCTACGTCCATCGACAACAACGTTTTTCTTGAAGGATCGGCGGTACATATAGCCACTGCTGATGACATGCGTTTAAAATGGTCTTTTAGGCTATACCCATTTCCGTCTGGTAGTTCAACATCTAAAATCACGATATCAAAATACACATTTGAGGCTATAACCATTCTAGCTTCTGCTAACGATCTGGCCACTTCTATTTTGACTCCAGACCGTGCCAACGATCGTTGATAAAATAATATGGTCGCCTCTGAATCCTCGACCACCAGCATTGTCTTGCCAGATAGTAAAGGGCCTACATCGTGAGCGTTCATTTTTATTTCTCGTTTGGTTCATCAACCTTACTGAACAAAGCCCCGATAAAACGCCTAGACCAGGAAACCTGGAGGGCTGATGCGTTTATCCGCTTTTCAATTTGGTTGCACTGGTTTCTGGAAGATTCGTCCCACTCTTCGCACATGGTGTTGTTTAGCTCTACAAATTCTTTTGGTGGGAATTCGGCGCAAGGAGAATCTGGGCAGACGTCCTCGCATGAAACATTGTCTGTGCTTGAAAACTGTAAGGAAACAAAACCAATTGGCTCTGGTGATTTGATGTTGCTGTCGTACAGAATTCTGTGCATAGCCACCACAACACCGGATTCATCAAACGAGGCTGCCAGTTGACCAACCTCAAGGCTGTCTCTAGTGATGGCGTGCCACCTTGTGTCTTTAATAACCTCGGCGGTATTTGGGTGTGCAGTGTAGATGAATGACACAGCCTCAGGAGTGGTACTGATTAGAACGCCTTTGCAGGAATTGCTGATACTGGTGCTACCCGGAGCGCATGATTCACTGTAGCACGACATCTTGGCAAGGGATTTCCCGTTAAAAAACGACTCACCGTTATGAAACATGAATACTAAAGCTCTTGATGCCTTGTGTCTTATCCGTAGCTCAATTAAAAGATCTCGTACAGCTGCGGATGCCGTATAATGGCGGTGGAAGTTTGGTTTTTTAGATGCCGCTTTTAAAGACGTGTGCATCTTCTTCGCAGCCAACTTCAAAACAAACGCTACGATTGTTATGATTATTCCGCCAATAATTTCACCAGCATGGGTAGCCAGGAATGACATTGTTGACTCTGCTACTTGGCTTCCCATGATCTTTCCCTTTTAATGAACTTATTTAACTGAATGCTTGCGCGGTTATGTGTTGAAGCATATTTTACTAAAAGTGGAGACAACATGGACATAAACGAAGATGTAACCCAGCCACCGCCACCATCAGAAACAGACGATGATGGTGGCGGCGATGGCGGTGGTGACGGAAATAATAACCCAATAACTCCTGAGTTATTTTGCCGGTATGTGTGGTGGTCAAACCTTGAAAAAACGGCAATAACCACCGGCACATGTGTTGGTTTGTCGCCAAACAAAAAGGTGGTGGTGATGGATCTGCCTGGCTCAACAGCTGTAGTTGGTGTAGACCATTTAATATCCAAAATACATTCACCACCACTGGAGGAAAAACCAAAACCAACAGTTGTCATTGAAAAAACCGATACATCTGGGTGGTTCTTGATAGGTGGTATGTTTGCCATGTTGGCATACATGATCTACCTAGTAACTTCAAAAGTAGTCTAAGGAGATTATATGAGCGAAATCAACGAACCGTTAATTTTAGTAGATGCTTCTAACGTAGTATGGCAGGCTCTTCACTCTGTACGCGGCGAGTTAAAGAAAAACAAAACTCTTTGGGCTCAGCTGCCAAAGCCAGTCAAGATGTCTCAGCTATCAATAACCAGAAACAGTGTCATCGCCTTCTTCTTGGATGAGTTGTTTACCACCATTAACAGTTATAGTGATGGTCACAAGGTTCTGATCGCCCTGGATAGTAAACCAAGTTGGAGGTACAAGGTTGCCCCAGATTATAAGGGCCACCGCAAAGAAATCAAGGACCGATTTGCCGAGGATATTGATATCGAAGACGTAATGGGCGTCTTCTCCGATATGTATGAACTATTGAAGCAATGTCCGTATTTCATCGTGGTGGCAGCCCCAACAGCCGAGGCCGACGATGTTATTGGTACAGTCGTATTGAACAACGACAGTAAGAACAACTTCATAATGTCTTCTGACCGGGATTTCATGCAACTTGGCCATAAAGCCAGATTGGTGTCTAGGTACAAAGAGGATGGGTGTTCAAAGTTAGTATCAGAACTTGAGGCCGCTGTTATGCGTGAAAGAAAAATACTATCTGGCGACAGTGGCGACCACATCAAAGCGGTGGTACCAAAGGTCACCGGACCAAAGTTTGCCGAAAACGCAGTTACAGTGGAAAATGTCACCACATACGCTAACGGTCTTTTGACTGAACTGTGTAAGGTTCACCCGTTTGCTAGGGATTCTTTCATCAGAAACAAGATTTTAATCGATCTGTCAAAATCACCTCCAGCTATCAAGGCCACTATTCTACTAGAATATAACCTTCAACGGTCGAAATGGCGTCGTGATCTGTCGCCATTAGTGAAGTTCTTAAGAGAACAGAATCTTATAGGCCTTGGTCCAAAAGTGCAAAGGGTGATTAACAACCACCTCTAAGTTTTTGTAAATGCGTTTATCACAACACAACCACAAGAAGGAGACACATTATGTCTGAAAATAAATCTGGTGACCTAATCCAGTGCACCAAATGCGGAACATACCGTTCAAAGAAAATCTCGGCATGCTTCACCTGCGCGGCCAGCGGTAAAAACAAAGAACCTCTCAAGGTCGCCCCTCGCAACGAATCAGTGACCAATGGTAAGACCCTCTTCAGAGAAGGTTGATCCAACGCCCCGGCTTGATGACTCAGCCGGGGTGCTTTATATTATAGTAAAAAACGGGTTTTATGGCAAGGTACGAATTAGCAATAATGAAGTTGGTAGCCGAGCGTTTCCACTCGAAATACCCTAATCTTCCCATGCGATATTCGTCATACCACGAGGCTTGGAATATGAGCTGCCCGGTATGCGGGGAGGGCAAATCTATTGGTCAGAAGACACGTTTAAACGTGAAAGCTCGTGGTGAAGAAAACGATTCAATAGTGATATGTTATAACTCAGGATGTGAGTTATCACAACCAACAGACCCGTTTGTGGCACTTGGTATTATGGAAGGACAGCCGGCCATTAAGATGAAAATGGAGCTAACCGGTAGGATTGTGGTAGATGAAGTCACCGGTGATAAGATTTATAAAAGGAAAAGAATTTCGGTGGACCTACCACCAGGTACCATTATGATTACGCCGGCAGAAATTCATAAAGCGATTAGTGAAGATCCGTCGCAGGTTGAATACCTAAAGCCAATCTGTGCTGAGCTAACCAGGCGTAAAATCAACGAAGCTCCGTTCAGGCCCCCTCTGTATGTGGTGGTAAAAAAGGAGTGGGACGAAAGGTCTGAGTATTGGAAAAACCGGTTCATCATACCATTCTACGGGATCATGCACAACCTAACCTGGTACCAGGGACGAACCATCGTAAAAGGTGAAGACCCGAAATACCGTGGTTGCACACAGAAGGCTGATGGTATCATCCTATATGGGCTTGAGAAACTACGGAACCCTAAGGCTATCACTCTGCTGGAAGGACCAATAAACTCTTTCTTTGTGGCCAACGGGATAGCGTGTGGTAACTCATTCATTTCGGTTGAAGAGTTGGATTACCTCAGCAAGGAGTTTAATGTCAAACGCAACCAGATTATCTGGATCGGCGATAACTTCTTAATAGATACCACCGCACGGTCTAACCTGTTTAGGGCTTTGGACCTTGGTATGAGAATTTTCACGTGGAAAGGCATTGATGTAAAAGATGTCAATGACTACGTGATTAAAACCAACGACCTAACCACCTTTGCAAACATAGATTACCTACTGGAGAACAGTTTATGCGGGATGTCAGCGGAATGCGCCCTCAAGATAATGGGCATAACCAGAGAGTCGGTGAAAGCCGAGAAGATCGAGAGGAAGAAAATCTCCTCAGGAGCGTCCCAACCATCCAACAGTATGTCGACGATATCACAGGCGGACAAAGCAAAAAATATCTTCGAAGCTTTAACTTCGAAAAATCGTTCAACACCTATATGATTTTGAATCGTCTGAGTGAGGTCAGGCCGGACAAATCGCTAGAGTTGATGCAAATATCATACCTCAAAGAAGCATCAAAAGAACAAATTTATAACCTGTTATGTGAGGCTTTCAAATGAACCTAGACGTTTTAGCAAAACTGCTACAGGCAACCGAAAACGATGATGGTTTCCTGGTCTGTAAAAAAGGTAAATTCTCTTTCCATAAAGGATCGTTGTTTAGCGGAACAGCGTTATGTGGTAAAAGGATACCGTTGGTGAGAGAACACAGGGTACAGGAACTCAGCAATAACCACATAGATGTGTACATCGTTGAATCTCCAGTAGAATTTGTTGAAACAGAATTCATCACTTTATCCGGCCGATATGCTACCGTAGACAAGAGACAAGGTAGCCCATACACCGAAATGGCTGTTTGGATATCATGCGACAAAGAATTTGTTGATACATTAACTGGTAGCATTGATGATTCTTGTTCGATGATTGAACAGACAAAATGGGCCGTCAAAAACTCCATGGCCGATGAATGCGTTGTGTGCGACGTTTCATCATCAATAGCTGTTGGCGGGTATAACAAAACCGTAAAGTTAACCGGTGGCCAACTTTACGTTGTTGTTTATAGTACCGGTACCCCAAACCTTACTTTGGGGTTTGATGCGGCGTTTACCGAAGAATCTTAATAACCAGCCTTTGCTAGCTCAGATGCCTCTAACGGTGTTAGAGGTGATTTTGCGTATACACCACCAAACATCCGTACGCTTCTATACACAGACAGCGATGTAAACAGACCAATTTTGTTTTTGCGCATAGCCTGGTATAGCAGCTCATCGGCCTGTTCTCTAGTGCACAGACCTTTTTTACACAAAAGATAGCAAAAGTCATGTATGGCGTATGCTGACCATGCCGACGGGTCCGTTGGGGTTATTACCCTCCAGAAAAAACGTGGTACACTACCTTCAAACCTGAATCCGTCTTCTATGGTTATCTCTGTTAGTATAACGTCTTTACCGGTTCTTGATGTGACAACAAAAGAGTATTGACCGATAAGTTTCAATCTGTCATCTTCCTCGTTGAAAAGCACCGTGCATACCGGTTCTTTTTCCCAATTAACGTTGACAATTTCGTCGTTAAACAGTAGTTTATTTGGCATGGTCTAACCTCTTTTCTTTTACCTAATACATTGGAGACAAAACGTGAGTACCAGAAAGTTTGACGGGATGAAGCTTAACATAAACCAAATGTTGTTGACCAAAAACAACAACGCTCTAAAAAATTTACCGGTTGGCGGGTATGTTATACCTTCCCCGGTGGAGTTTATTAAAACCGAGTTCTTAATGATTTCTGGCCGTTATATGGCATCGTCTCCGTCCGATAGCGAGGATTTAGATTCTAAAAAATGTAGTACCGCGATGTGGTGTTTTAGTAGCATGCATGAGGCATACAGGCTGATTCACAGCGCCCCAGATGATAAACACGAAGCCACTAAGTGGATGGCTCAACATTCATTAGACGAAAACTGTGTATTCGCTGATATCACCGGCTCAAACATTGCTATAGGTGGATACAACAAAATGGTTGCGTTGAGCTTTCAAGCTTTCGTTCTTGTTGTTTACAGTAATAACCGTTGGTATAACAGTGACGGCACCGGTGAAGGTGCCGTCACTGTCAACTTTGATGCAGCGTTTAGTGAAGAGGATTAAACGCGGTCGTAGTCAAAGTAGGTTTTGTCGCCGGTGGCCATGTTGATCGCCCAAGTGATGGTGGAACCGGAAAGGGTGAATCCGTTGCCTTCAGTGTAACGGATGCCACCAAAGTAGCCAGCGATGGTGCCGGCGATCGGGGTGTATGCCAGGGTCTGGGTGGGGCTGCCGTTGGTGACGGTTGGGAATTCTCCGATCACACGAGCTGGGGGAACATAGACCTCGTAGCCCTTGCCAATGATCAGGTCATCAGTACCAACGATGCCGGTTCCGGTATCGTTCTTGACAACCCAGACCTGGTCAGCGTAGGTACCGGCTTCAACGGTGAACGATTTGCCACCAAGATCAACGCCGACAAGGGCGTCAGCCGAGCGGGTCCAAGAGCCACCATCAACGGCAGTGTAAATGCCGTCGGCGGTGGATGTGGTTTGGCCAGCAACGAAAACTCGGTCTCCGGCGACGATCACTCGGCCATTGATGGTTTGACCAATGTTGGCCAGGGTGATGTTAACGGTGGAGACAGTGTCAACAGCGTTGAGGCCCGGTTTGGCCAGGGCGGCGAGCAGGCTGTTAACCTGACCTAGAGTGGCTGGCGAGGTGCTGTCGACGGCGGCTTTCAGACCGATGAAGGTGGCGTTGTTGGCACCGGCGGTGAGGTCTAGGTCGACACCACCAAAGAAGTTCGCTTTGAAGAGTGAAGAACTGAGAGTGCCGTCAACTGAGGTACGGTCGAGGTCTACAGATTTGAGTGACATGGTTATGCTCCGTGTTGGGTGACAATCTATTTATTATACTGGGTTATGCCAATAATTCAAATCGATTTTATCACCGTTGATGAAATTGTCTCTCCACGGTGACAAAAGCAACAGGTTTTGCCCAACAACAGACCACTTACCCGGCCCAACCTGTGGGATACTACTGAAGTATACCTCCATAGTATCAGCGATAGGGACGAAATCAAGCGGAATTTGGGTTTGTCCGGTGAGGAATGTGTGTTGTTGTTGATGACCTTTATGGTCGCCAAGCCCGGTAAGAGCGTCTTGTACGTTGTTTTCTGGTACGTTGGCATCGGGCACAAACGACACAAGGTTTGCCTGCGTAGGTTGGTTGATCGTGACGACTGGTGGTTTTCCTGGGTGGAACGTCATTAGTCAGCCCTTGCCACGTAAATGGCCGAAAAGGTTATACCGACATGACCGCCACCGACGACCTTAATCACCGGCATGACTTTGTTTACGTCCTCCGGGTCGATAATCATGCCAACCGAGGTGCCTTGGTAAACGCGAATGAAATCCTGTCCAACACCACCAGCCATGGACACGTTTAGTGCATCATCAAACGAAAGAGTGAACTCGTTGACGATATACCCAGGTGGGACGGCCAATGTATCCATGATAGTGCCATCGTTGGCAACTAGCAGGTTTTTAGTGAAAATCCTGGTGCATGCCGGACTTGTTGCCACCATTTTGGCTTTTGGCCTTTCACGTCCGTTTTGCACAGCACCAAGAACAAGCCAGGACTCCTTATCGGCTAGATAGGTGTCGCCAAAGTCGTCCGATACTCGTGTGGTTGGATCGCCCATACTTTTTATCCTTATACCTGATACTTATTACAGGTAATTGTGGGGTGGGAATTTAGCAGTTATTGTTGGGCCTTGTACTGTGTTAGATGTGGTATATCCTTCGGTGGCCGGATCCAAATAGGCGGCTACCGCGTTTACGGCCAGGGCCTGAGCTGCAGTCCAATCAGTGTCTTTATGATACAGGTAACTGGTTGGAATCGATTCTGTTCCACGAGTAGGGTGAATCCATTGTAGGTTGAACGACCCGGTTACCGAGTCATAATCCCAGCCGTCTAACATGTAGGCGTAGAGGCCAGCTTTCAGTCGGATTTTTCTTTTTGTAGTTGGGTCAACAGCATCCACCGAAGCTTTGAAGTCGACGTTGTGCGAACCAGACCCGTGGTATAGGGTGTCGAACCCGGTAAACGTCTGTGAAGGCGTTGAGTTGATGTATTTTGTGCCGGCACTGCTTGTGCTGGCGTTATCGGCGTGAATAAGTGGATACATGTCAGTTGCCGGGTCACCTGGTTCATAACGCCACTGGTCTCCACCACCGGCCCAACCAGCTGTTTTCTTTAGGCAAAGGAACAGGCTGGCACCCTCTTCACCACCGGCAATAAACCCATAATCACCATCGTTCTTGATGTTGATGTACCCAAAGTACCTACCCTGGATGTTATTGCTGGAAGGGTTAGCCTGGTATTTGTAGTCAGTCCCAACAGCCGGGTAGGTTGGCGATCCAGATAACTTCGGGTTTCCTGGGAACACACAATTTGGGTAGCTGTTATACGAAAGTTTGCCGCTCTTCTTAATAACCCTTACGTTTTGTGGGGTAGCAAGCCAGTCTATTTTCAACGGCATCAGGTTTGGCAGCGATTTACCAGTACCAGACGGGAAGTTAGTGGTGCGTGATTTGTGGTAGAACATACCAATGTAACCAGGCGAGTAACCAGCATGAGCATCCTCTAGATCGTTGTCTACCTGCAGGGCATCTTCAGCGATTTTAGTAATGGTTATCTGGCCAAACCTGGTGTCGTTGTTGTCGTATTTGGCTGGGTCAGCTGTTCCAGCAGTTCCATATGACGGCCCATATGCCTCAAAGTCACCAACTCCGGTTGTCACAGTAAACGATGCGTTATGCATGACTTTAGAATGGATAGCGAAGGAAGCTGTCTCTTCAGACACTGACAAACACATCTCAACCGGAACTACAGTTTGCATCGCGTAGGCTGTCTTTGCGGCCAGACCAGGGTTGAATACCGCCACTCTGCTTAGGTCAAAACCGCCAGTGTCTTGGTTAAACTTCGACAAAACTACAGCGGTATCATACGCGTCGTGGTTGTACCTTGGCAGCTGTACTTGACCAGTTATGGTGTACGTTCCGGTTGGCAGTGTTATAACTGTGTACCCAGATTCGACGTTGTTTCCAACACCAACCCCAGAATCGCCGGCAAATGTTGGGAACCCGGCTGAACCAGGGGTCCAGCCAGGAATTGATGTAGCGCCTCCGATACCCATGCCATCATTGTAAGAAGAGGTATACGATATATCAACGTTGGCGTTGATGGCACCAGGTTTCGTGATTGTCAGTGTCTGACCAGACAAGGAGCCATCTAGCACAAGAAGCTTTTTACCGTCAAGTGTGGTCCATCCACCTGGGGTATAAACGGTTGCCGGAGTAGCTGGACCGTTTACGATATATATCGTTTCGTAGGTGTTTGTTGATTTCGCATCGCATAGAACCACATCACCGGTCTGTAATGTGACTCCCTCGACAACGGTTCCAGATAACAGACGAGGAGCCGGGTTGCTGTTTACTAAATCCATGGCCCTTACTACGAGGTCAACCCCGTCTGGAGGGGTGATGGTGGATGTCGGGTCAGTAACAGACAAAACCTCGTCACCCTGAATGTAACAGTATGTTGGCGAGTCCACATCTCGACTGACCGCCGCTGTTGGGGTGAACAGCTGAGAGTTAGTATTTTTCTTTGTAACAACGTGAGTTATTTTGGCACCAGGTATAGCGGCCACCATCAGGTCACTAAACCTCATCGGCATCCCCAAATCAGCCAGCCAACTGTTGTTAAGGACGTTATCCGGTAGGTAAGCCCATGTGTTTTTTGGGGTCATTATGTATGGTTTAGCGCCGTTATCCGGCTTTCTGTTTGCCAGCACCATAACAGGTGACGCACCTGAATCACCAGCCACCAACTCGAACCCGGTACCGGCTTGGTTTAGTACTAGAGAGTACCTGGTGTTTGGTGTTACAACGGACCCGTTTAGGTTTAGGTCACCCAAAACTTGCGATAGATTAAAACCGTTGGACATTAGTTGATTCCCGAGTTGATTTCAGATTGTTCCATGGATTCAAAGGCTAACTGGGCTTGGTCAATAGCCATGTCTAAAAGTGTACACACGTCATCTTTCGATATAGTAACCCAGCTGTTGGTGTGGGTCCTCCATCTGAATGACTGTCTGGTTCTTGACATACTTGCCACGGCGAAAGCCACAAAGTCTACCGAAAATAAATTTCCGTTGTATGAAATTGGGGTGTTTACTGCCGACAACCTTGAGTCCTTCATAGACTGGGTAATAATGAAAGACATAATCGTTTCGCGTGACGAATCTAGTTTAACGGTTGTTAAACTGTCGTTGCTCTGTAGAACTAAGTTTGGTTGGCTCATATTACCACTTTGTGATTTCTATGTTGCCACCGGTAAAGGTGGTTGCTGGGTTTAGGAAGAAGATTCTAACACCGTATATGGCGGACGTTGTTTTTACATAACGTGAGTACTGGGAAGAATACCCGTTCATTCTTGTATCACCGCCGTTTACGTTATCGTGTGTGCCAACCGAGTCACGGTATGAGAACGAAGTCATTACCGGCTGAAAGTCGTTTCCGTCGGTTGGTAGTGGTATCTTCATCTCACCATATATGCCATATCCTAGTTTTGCAGTATCCTGCAGAACAAACCCGGTGATGAACGACCCGTTTGTTGGGTAAACAGACCCGGTGATTGGGTTTCCGTTACTGTCGATTGCCTGTATAACCAGGTTATCGTCGGCATTACCGGACACACCGTTAAACTTAACCTTTAAACCGCTTATCAACTCGCTGTACTGAGTTGTTGAAAGGTAAATGTCGACAATGGCCGAGCCTGGTACAATGTCCTTTTTAATCAAAGGGGTGAACGGGTCTTCGTAAAATCCGTAGTATTTGGTTTTAACGATTGTGGCGGTGTTGTCTCTAATATGCCAAACACCGTCACCAGATGAGAATGCAACAACACTGTTTGAACCCGCAGTGACAGCCGTAAACGTTAATTCTGCCGTATCCGAGTCATCGTCAGACAAGAATTCACCGTCTAAGCCACCGTACTCGGCGTACCAACCTGAGGCGGGTTTAACCAAAACCGTTGTACCATCACCGGAACGCCTAACAGTAACATTTTCACCATCGTTCATAGAGTGAAGCTGGACGGTAACCCCAGTGGCGGTTACTAATATCAGCTTGCCTGCATAACTTGGGTCAGTAGTTATGGTGGCCCCAGGGGTGGAGGCCAAAACAACCCCCTTATACCCGGTAAAGTCGGTGGTTCCTGTGTTTTTAAAACCAACAACGTTAACAATGTCGATATAATCGTCAACGGACCGGTTTAGTGTGGCTGCCAAGGTGATGCTGTTAGGACCGGATTCTGAGTATTGGTCAGGTCCAAGTTTCTTACCGTTTTGGAATACAAACAGCGTACCGTCTCCGGGAACGTATGTTCCGCTAACCAGTGTTATAACCAGCGAACCGGAGTCTTCACCGGTTGCAATGGTGTGGCTGTCTCTCCACGGCTGTGAGTATCCAGCTATTGTTGAGATTGTAACATTGCCCGCTGAAGGAGACAAGAACGCTCTCTGATCAACAAAGTCGGCATCGGTGAATACATTACCTGAACCTGGGTCGATAACTTTAACCTTGCAAATGTAAACACCGAGTGTGGTAGACGATGGATCAGCGTACGAAATCTCTGGTGACAACACGTTGTTTTCCATACAGATGTAAACAAACGATCCTGGGGTTGCGGATGGTGGAGCGTCTACCAGAATTTCATCCGAAGAAGAATACTGGTTTAATACCGCTTTGGTGTTGTCGCCGAATGACTTCCAGTTGCCACGGCCAATACGCAGCTTACCGTTAGCCATTACCACCGGGCGAAGCATATCAACGTTTCTCTCGTTGATAGTACTGGCCATGAATTTACCGTCATCACCAACACCACCAGTTTTCTGGCGTAGTATTGTGGTTGGGGTGTAGGCCCCGTTAGTGGTCGGGTCACCGGATAGCTGTGCGGAATGACTGCTAGCATCTGGCCCAACGTCAACCAGATCGGCCAGGGTCATAGCGTTGACGTAGTCACGGATATCAAGCGTGTTCTGCAAAAGCTTCTGGTGCGGCCTGTTCGAGTTGGTTGCCACTACTAATTCGTTAGCACGTACGTTGACTTTATCACGCGAAGGGTTCGTAAGGATAAGTGGCATGGTATTTGTTCCTATATGCGGTATTTATTTCAGGTTATAGTAGGCAAGCACCAGACGATGTTGGCGGGATCGATTCTGTCGGGTTGACCCAAACGATATTTCTCAGAACAGATGTTGCCGGTTTGACGTATTCCACCATCTCTTTGATAGTAGCCTCAATATGCCTTTTCATTTCGTATTTTTCAGTTCCTGGTAATGGGTCTACTGAGTCGCCGGACAACTCGGAGCTGAAACCAAAATTCTTAATTTTGATATCGAACAGCCCAGATTTTCTGGCTTTTTCGTTGTAGAAGTACCATTTGGCCACTCTTTCAACAAGAGGGTGCTTGAACGAAGCGTTGGTGTCGTACAGGATGAAATAAAGCGAATCATACAACTTGGCGCGGTAATACCGTCTAGTGTTGACCAGACCACCGCTAACCATTGATTCAGGCAGATAATAACTGGTGTCGTTTGTGAAGGTAAACATGTTTTTCAGCGAGGTGGCGTTGTACTTGATCTCGTTGGTTAGGTAGTCAACGTCTGATCCAAGGTTGATAAAACAGGCCAGGTTGAAATAATGGTTTGTTGTACCGTTGTCAAGGTCTGTAAACGTGTATCCGCCTGAAGTGGTACCAGACATACCCATGTTGTTGGCGTCATCCCAGTAGGCAAATGTGTCAATCGGCATCGGGGTAACACCATCTCCAGAGAAGGTATCAACTAACTTTGGTACCGGGGCCATAATAAGGGCTAACAACTCGTCATTGATGGTGAAGTCAATAACCTTTAGACGTTGCGATTTAAACGACTGCTCTTTTTCTACCGACCCAGCACCGTTGATGCCGACACCGTTGTACTGATAGTACTTGTATGTGAAATCATACTCAGACTCATTAGCATAATCCATGGTTGGTGCGGTCACCAGTTTTTTAAGGAGAATTGCTGTAGTGTAGTCGTCTAGCCCGGAGTACAAGGTATCGTTGTCCGCAACATTAAACATCAAAATACCATCTCCGTTGACCTGGTTTACCACCAGACCAACAAACCCAACCACAGCTGGGGTGATCCACGCCGGCAGATCCTCAACCGCGTTGCCATATTTTTGTGAACAACGTGACACATAGTAGTTTGGTGATGGACCAGTTACTAGGGCAAACCCTGGGTAGGTTGACGGGAATACATCACATGCCACCACTGATCCGGTCACTGTGTTCGAGCACAGGGTGGCCCATACGTGGTTTTCCGGTCGGTACAACTGATACTGATACTGGTTGCCAAGTTTCGTAACAAACGTGTAACCATTTGACTCGTTGTCAACACGACCACAAACAAACTCTCTGGCTCCTGTAGACTGGGCACCACCAGAAATAGGTCCGTTCGACCCAAGTTTGTAAAAGTATACCTGTTTATTGAACGTGGTGATCATTAGCGAGTCTGAGACTACGGCCACATCAGAAATCATACCTTGGAGGTTGTTTCCTCCGTATGTGATTGCCGGCAGAACCCAAATGCCGATGTTACTACCGGCCTCTTCGTTCTTCATTAAAAGAACACCGCTTGACGGAGTGTTAAAGTATCCTGACTCAGTACCACTGGCTACAATACCATCACCAGTGACGTTGAATAAGTTACAGGTTAAGATGTACTTGTTGCCGAAAGCATCGGAATCAAACTGTTTTATTGGGTGGTGCTGGTATGCCGAGGCTGCGGTAGAACCCCACTCACCATTTCTTGGGGTGGGGCAAATATGATTTTCGCCTGTGGCCTCTTCGTTGGTCAGGTACGGGATTCTTTCCTGGAAGTCGTTATAAATGTCATCTGATCCAGATACCTCTTCATCAAACAGGTATTTCAACACCCCCTGGTTATTAAAGGTGAAGTAGTGATAGGTATCATCAACCTCAAACTGGTCTAGGGCGTTCTGCAAAGTGGCGGCTGTGCCACGAGTATTTGAAACAAAATCGCTGTAGTTGGCGTATATTCCTTCAATCCCCAGCTTGATAGCCTCCTCGTACGATGGCTCTGGCATGGCATCCCAACTGACTTTATCAACACCAACAGAACGGTACCGGTGATAGCCTTTAGTAGTAGAAATGGTGTCGTTTCCGATAGTGGCGATTTCAACACCGTGTCTTCCGTCTAAGCTTGGAGTACCGCTAACGCCAATATCGGCATCAGCGTAGGCTGAGGTCCACATATGTGATGCCGTTCCATAACCGTTTTGGTATCTGTCAACCGGGTACGGATACGACGGGTGGCCGGTATACTGGCCATCGACTACCGCTTCATCAAACGGAGAACCAGTAACAACGAAGCCGGTATCTGATCCGGCGTACGGGTCTACGAACGGAATGATGAGATCTTTTATAGTTTTCTGCCACGCCAAATCGGAGTCGGCATACTCTGGCATTTCGTGTTTTGATCTGTACCGGTTATAGACATCGTTTAACCCAGGTTCCTCAACGATTGGGTTCAGGAACGCAGCTTCATCACCAGAGAAATAATTCCACGGGTCGGCAAGATCAACCACCTCGACGTCGAAGCCGTTATTCACCACATCTTGGGTCTGGCCCCTACCGTAGAAGTTATATGCGCCTTGGACAGCGGAAATACCAACGTTGTTGTTTCCATAATCCGTCATCTCACGCAGGATGTAGTCCCTAAACAAAAGTTCAATGGCCCGCTTTGAACCCTTATTCTGCATGCGAATCACGGTTAGCATTAGGAACTTTCTATGCCATTTGGTTTTGTTGATAATGTAAACCAGACGGTCTTCGAAGATGGCGTACTTCTCGCCGCCAGTGGACGCCACCGGGAATTCAAGACCAAGGATTTGTGCCGCAATGACGCCGTCATCTGTTAAGTCGTCACCACCATCAACAATATATGAAGTGATCAGCTCGTAGATGGTTTTAACGCCGTCGGACACAACATCGGTTTCGCATCCGATGGTATAGGCGGCTGAAGTTGGAACAATCGCCTCAGCTTCTAATACCAGATCGCCGTTATTAATCATGTCGGCAACGATAGACGACGAGTAGTCATAGCCTGATGAACCAGAAACAGTGACGTTGGTTGCGGTAGTAACCGACTGTTCTGAAACAGCAGTGGTGTAGTAGTTGAACATTTTTAATAGGTCAGACTGTACGGTGCCGGTGATATCCAACGATTCAAACCCACAGGTGTCAAAGTTGGTAACGCCAATCGATCTGGCAATAATCGGCAAAAATCTGACGTCACACTGTTCGGTGTCGGAGACATTTTTAACATGTCCGGACGTCACGGCGTAGATGTCATTGAACTGACCTTCGATGGCTTCGATCAGTTTGAAAATGTCAGAGTTGGCCGGCACATGCTTCGGTATGATTTCCCGGAAGAAGTTGGCGAATCCGGTGAAAGTTCTGTTAGTGCTTTCCATGACTGACTCCATTAGTATTCTACGAACCCGATACTATCTACTGTGTTGGTAGCAACGTTGATGTTGTTAATGGAGTATGCCCCAGGAACCACTTCGGCAGTTGATAGACGGTAGAACTCAAATTTAGCAAGACGTTTGTCAAAGTTGATGATTTCGCTGTTTGGTGGTGGCACCAGATTGTAATCACCTGAGGTAAACAAAGCGTTGTTGCCAGTGACGTCACCGGCAGTGAAGTTTCTTCCCTTCTTGACCACAATACTCATATACTCAATCCGTTCAACCCCAGGGATTCCAAGGATTTTGGTCTTCATGTCAGAGAAGTTGATGGTACCACCAAGTTTGGCGTTGGCGAAAGATAGCGAGTCACGAATGATGGCATCGATGCTGCTGTTGATCTGGGTGATTGAAACAAGCGAGGCCGGGTTTTTCTTCACCGAAACGTATGGAATGCAGTTCACGTACACCGGGTCTGTAATAATAACTTCGGCGGTGGCGGCCTTAATATCTTTAATTTTGCGAACGATGCGTTCAACCACCGGGTGTGTTACATACTGGCCAACAGACGGAACCGAGACAACGTAGATGTTGTTGGTATCGCACGAATCCATTTGTAGAACGTTGGATTCAGAGAACCGTAGTTTACCGATAGTGAACACCGATTTTGGGTCTTCGATGCCGTAACCACCGGTATCGTAATACTGGGCCATGTAGGTGGTCATGTATTCCCAGTTGTTCATCGGGTATGAGTCGTGGAGAACAGAAGAGAAGTTGGCGTCGAAGTATGCGGCGTAGTCACCGATAGAGTTTAGCGATCCCTGGGTGCTGAAGGTCTTTGGAGCGTTTGATCTGATCTCTGAAACGGTTTCTGGCAGACCACCAAGAGATGATTGTTCAGGCTGCGATACCATCAGCTTGATTGGGTCCAGGGTTGTTTCAATTTCAGTTTTTATGAAATCAGATGACGCAACCGGGTATGTGATTCCGTTAATATCAACGTAGTGTGGCAACGACGGACCGGTGGCAACTTCATGGTACCTGGAGTCAAGCTCGTTGATAGTATTGGTTCCAGTTAAGAATCCTGGTCCGATCTTACCAAACAAATGGTCGGATACTAACCGGTAAACCTTAATGGCCTGGTCGCCGATCTTTGGAATAGCCCCGTTTACCCCGTCGCCGAAGGTTACTTCGTATTGTCTATACTCGTTGAGCCGGACTTCAAACACCTGGTCCTCGGGGCCGGCAAGGTAAAGCGAATCGGTTCTCGCCCATTGTTCGTATTTGGCTGTAAGACCGTTGTAAACGTAAACATCAACAAAGCCATCGCCGATCTTTTTACCGGTTGATGGTTGTACAAGTTTGATTTTTTGTAAAGCAGATCCGTTGGACGCCGAATTGATTCTTTCATAATACCCGTTAACCAATGATAAACGTTTGGTGAAGGTGAATTTTACCCCATCTGGGAGGTCCACGCCATCATCACCGAAGCTGAAATATATGTCTTCAAAAGTTGAATAGTATAAATCATCACCAGTGGAGACGTTCTTGGCTGTGGATTTGAAACTGGTGTAGCGTGGGATAACCAGGGTTGGGCTGATATTACTATCTGATAGATAGACGGTAAGATCACAATCTACTAGCGGGGCGATGTGACCCTTTGGGATGTATGATAGTGTCTTGGCTAGGGCCACGGCGTTTTCATACATCTTAGTTTTGTCTAGGTGGCTTTCCGATGCGGCGGCATTGCTCATGTAGCCAAGTAATTCTACACCATACGAAATCTGTCTCAGTAGCGATGACAGATAACTGCCTTCGCTGTTGTTGTCTCTGAAGGTGTCGCTATCAGCGACATCCGACCGCATTTTAGCCAGGATTTGATCGAAGTCCTGGTTAAGCATTTTAATGTCGTTGGCCATCTGTATACCTCGGTTATGGGTATACTTATGGAGAAGAACTTACGCTTTGCTGATCGAAATGCCGCTTATTGAAACGTCCCTGTTCAACGCTCTGACAGTAACTTTGATGTCAATCAACCACCGGTTTCCATTAATGTCGGGGAACACGGATATGTTTGGTGCCGATACCCTTTTCTCCCATCTGGTGATGGCGTCTTTGATGGTTGCCCCTAAAATAGAAGCGTTGGCATCACTTACGACCATTTTGAAAATATACTGGTCTAGGTCGCACCCAAACTCTGGAAGGTGCACCATCTCACCAGGTTTAGTATATAGGATGTTCATGATAGAACGAATCACCGCACGTTCATCTTTAAGTGTCTCTATATCACCAGTTGGGTTGAACTTGCCCATGTTAATCATGTCAAGGTCCGACCAGGTAACGTCGACCGACTGCGGGTCTTTGGCCGATGAGGCGGTTGGGTCGGTTACTACATATCTAATGTTTACCGAGCTTAAATCGTATCTCATGATGGTACTTCTGGGGTTGGTGGTGGTGGAACCGGTACAATCGGAGCTCCGGTGGGAACTGGTGGGCCACCAACCCCAGGTCCACCAGAGTTAAGGTGGGTGTGGGAGTTTACAGATCCGTGTACTGACGTGATGATATCTAGAGCACTTACCGTTGCTGGGGTGATTATAGGCCCTAGCACGGTTAGGCTACCTACGACCCAAACGTTGCCAGTAATCACCTGTATGGGTGCGGTAATATGTTTACTGGCGGCGTTCTCGACCACATCACCGACAACAGTAGATTCGCTTGACCCGCCAACGTACTCATGTAGGTTTCCAGCAGTGGTATCTTTTCTTTTACCGGTAGATTTAAGATGAACACCAGACTTGCTCATTTTGATGTACGATTTGTTCTTGTGCGTAAACTGTATTCTTTCCTCTCCCGGCGTGCCATCGTACTCTACCGAGCATCCGCCAAACCCAACAACCGAGTTATCTGGATATTTGGCGGCATACTCTGAGTCGGATTCTTTACCAAGCTTAACCAGGTCTTCTGAGATTTCGCGAGCCAGAGAGTGCCAGTCAGGTACATCGTTTTCTATACACGATCTAGACCCGTCGTATATTGGGTGGCTAAGACTGCCGTTATCAAAGTATAGTGTGACTATTGTTCCAACTCGCGGAACCGAGAACATACCAGAGTTGGCACCACCACCTAGGAAGGTCGGGGTCTTCTGGTAAGCCCATGGCAACCCGTCAGGGTTTAACTCTGTTGACTGATCAGACAACCCTGGAACATAAATGCGGACACGGCCGGTCTTTAACGGGTCTTTGTTGTCGACAACCTTTCCAGTATAATAACCGTGATGGCGCATCATACAATATAACCTTTTACCGGGGTGCTGATGAAGTGTGAGTTCTTAACTAGTTTCATCCTAGTGTTAAATCCAGAGTCAGACCAAGACCATGAGATTGTGTGGCACATGTAGTTACCGGCCAGCTGGTTGTTCATGTCGTATTTTTTAAACGCTGAGTCACAAGTCACGGTGTATACTCTGCCATGTGAAGCGTTGTATACGCCTTCTTCGGTGGTGACGTCAAGGGACCAAAGGTCTTCATTCATGCTTCTGGTAAGCTTGTTGCGTACTTCGCGGCTTGTACCCTCGGACATGAAGCTGGCCAGGTTTATCTTTATATTAGAGTCTAGAACCTTCTCTTTGTGTAACAAAGAACTGGCAGTAGAGGTTTTGTTCTTAGCCTGGTTGAACTGGTCTTTTACTTTCACATCAAAATTTTTAAAAGCCTTCACCGATGGGTCGAATGATACCAACCTGTGGTTTGACATTGTGTCCATCATTGTCTGGTGGCTTGGTAGTGAGATGGTTGCGTCTTTGATGTGAATACCAGCAAGGTGGCCAATGGTATTTGTAACACCGTCGTTTAACATATTCTTGAACACCAAAGGTCTAACGTAGGTATCGTGGTGGTTGTTGATCAACGAGTACATCGTGTCTAGACAGTATTTCCCGTCTCTGTTTCTCCACAGATAAGTGCCGAATCCGTTATTTTGTGAGGTAATCAGATCCTGGGCCTCGCGCATGATAGACTCGGCACCGTCACTGAACTGGTATGGAAACAAAAATTTGGTATCCTGGTCAACCCATCTACCGATAGGGTTGTTATCGGACACAGCGGATGCCCACTCATCGTAGTTGTGGAATTTTTGCGATATAAACTTTTTAAGCCACAGCCCAACGTTATCATCCGTTGGTATAAACGCGTTAACTGTTCCCTGTTGCATCATTCTGGCTGTGTGTATGTCAACAAGCGAAATTGAGATTGGCTGATCGGTTTTTGCTCCAACAACAGACAGCGACGGATACACTATTTGGTCTGTTGCAAAAATGTAGTCGAAACTAGCGTCCTCGTACTTCATGTTTTTACCAGACTCTGACTGTGAACGGACGAAATCTTCAATTTTCGGTCTCACCGAAATATACCACTCTTCAACACCGGTAAGAGACGCAAACTCAAACGTTGCGTTATTGTGGTTCTTTATGGTAATAGTTCCAGTAATATAATGGTTATCAATTGACGCTGTGATATCAATTGACGAAACCAAAGATGAAGGCATCGGGAAAATAAAAGACTGGCCTGGTATTTTAAATCCAACAGATAAATCCCAGTCGTTTGTGTTAAACCGTTTATCTGAATACTCTGGAATTTTTGATAGCTTATACACCTGATGAGGCCTTAGTTGGTAGGTTTTCACGAACTTCTTTAAGAATCAGAAACATCAGGCTTTTTGGTAGTACTTTTATAGTATCACCAACCAGTGGAAGTTCGGTAAACGGGTTTATTACCGAGTTGAACTGGGCTAGCAACCACCAAAACTTGGTGTCTCCATAGAGTTTATACGAAATAAATGGCCAGTTGTCGTTATTGGTTACTGTATATAGACCAACTTCGGTAGATTCGTTAACCCCAACAAAGTCAATATTACCAATCGGGTTGTGTAAAAAAACCTCATCTATTAGGTGTACCGGCAGCAGGTTCAACCTTGAGTGAACCGGCACGAAAGTACCAGTACCCATTTCGTCGGCAGAGTATCCTAGTTCATCGCTCATTTGTTGCCCTTGTAGTTTTTAGATAGTTCCTCAAACGTAGCAGTAGAACTCTTTGATTCAGATGCTGAGCCCAGGTTTATGCCGCCTTTATCGGCGAAAGCCCCTTTACCGATATACTTGTTTACCACGGTAACCCCGTTTATACTACCACCATGCCCGGCAGCGTACAGCTCTTGTGAAACCATTACTAACTCTTTGAACGAGACGTTCAGTTTATATGCTTGCGGAGCCTTAAACTGGCTATCACCACCAAACGAACCCATTTGCTGAGCCAACCCATAAAAGCTGGTCGTGCCATAGTGACCGGTCGGCCAGTTGGCTATCGCTTTTGCTGGTACCTTCCTATCAACAAAATACCCAACGCTGGCTACCGTAAGGTTATTCACGGCAACAAACGGGCACCAATAAAACCCAGGTATTTTAAGTTCGAAAACGTTTGGTGAATAGCGGTATAAATTTTGGTGGCTGTGTCTAATAGCCATATTCAGACCATGAATCAGTCTCAAGTTCTGTATAAAGTTTTCATCGGTATCGTTGATCAGGTTTATCTCAACATTGTCGATGGTGTTTGACGACCCAGTCCAGCTTTGGCCCATTTCTCTGTTGATCGGCATGAGATTCATGAAACTCTTTAACGTGGAAATACCACTGAACATACCAGTAATTGACGACATCATATCAGCGTCTGACCACTCGGATTGCACACCATATCCAACCTTCTCGGTTATTGGGATACGGTATACATTTGTATATCTACCAGGGTACAGTGATTTAAACGCCTCAATGTATGAAGATAACTCCATATTAACATCACCGATACCGTTAACCACCCTGTCTGATGAAAGTTTATGTATCGAGTCAAGTAGGTTTCCGTCGGCGGCTGTCATCCCGTTAGCAAACGCCTTACCAATGGCTGAACCAGAGGCAAACGCGGTGTTAAACGTTTGTTCAATTTGGGTCAACACAGTGTTCATTGACCGGTCTAAGGCAATTTCGGTTAGCTCAATATATGGATGGCGGCTGTGATCGCCAAGGTGTGGCACATCAAACGTGGTAGATGAGGTTTGGACGGTTTGTGTTTTGGCCGTTTCACTAATCTCGTTGGCGATCTTTACAGCACCAGATGTGGTTTGTGGGACCTTAATCGGCGATACCGGTGTTTTTTCGTCTGCCATTGTTATCTACCTCTGATTTCGTTTCGGCTATTCTTGGCTACCGGTGGGTTTGTTACAGTGATAACCGGTGCCGAAGCCGCCTGGACCATTGGTTTCGGGTCTGGCTTAGCTACCATTGCCTCAGCGGCTGCGGCCGATTTATTTGTTGCTTCTGTCATTTTATCCATTTTTTCAGCAAGTTTATTGAGAGCGGCTTGGCTGGCTACTGTGTCGGTCTGCACTCGCGGTATAATTTTTAGGCCGGCTATTCTACTTGCCTCGGCAGCAGACAGGCTAGACTGTTTAAGGGCTGTCTCGTTGGTGCCGCCCTTCAACTTGCTGATATCAGCCGCCGACAACCCCTTTTCGGTTCCATATTTGTCTAACTGCTTAATATACTCGCTGTCTATATCAGAAGCACCGGACCTCTTTGCCTTGTCATAAGCATATTTTCTTATTTCCTCAGCATCGGCCCCAGTGCTTTTGTTAAAGGCAATGTTTAGTTTTGCAGCTCTTTCTTCGTTAGCTTTGTCGGTGGCTGCTTGCTGCCTTTCGGCTGCTGAAGGGCCAATATGCAAAAGGTCTTTAATACCTTGTACAATATCACCAAAACCACCACTAAACAGCTCTTTTAGGTATTTCCACCCGTTTTCAACCGATGCGGCAAACTCTGGAAATAGTGATTTTACACCATCCCATAATAGTTCGAACGCCTTTGTTAACGGGTAGAACGTTAGCTTAATAAAACCAATCAACATATCCGGTATGCGCTTTAAGAAAGCCGGAACAGCCTCCATCAAAAACCCAGCAGCGAAAAGGAACATTACCGGGATTGATACAAACACTTTTTCGATGGTTGACGCAATACCGGTGATGACACCACTGATAATTTCAGGAATCGCTGATACTACCATACCGGCAATATTGGCAAATCTCATTAGGCCACCGGCAGCGGCGGTAAGGCTAGACCCTGCCTTACCAAGTACGGCAGCTCCTGGGCCACCCTTCATGCCAAGAGATTCTCTCTTTTTCATGTTGTCGAGCATGGCCTCGGCTTGCTCTCTTCGTTTATCTGACAGACCCTCTTTTACTGAGTATGATTCATTACCATCTTCGTCTACGTTTTTCTCTAGATCCCGCGAGGCAATGGCCATCCGCAGGGCGTCAGCAGCATTGGCCATAACACCAGCAGCGATTTCGGTTTCTTTATACTCTTCTTTGTCAGTTTTGGATTTTTCACCGTTTTGGTCAGCTTTAGCCGAGTCGCCAACAAGACCAACCCTGGACAGAAACCCAGCTACACCAGTTAGGTTAGCGGTGTTTGGTTCCTTTGATGAGGCGGTAGCACCACGTAAAGTTTCGGCGTTTGATTTTACCATTTTATCAACTGCATCAACCAGCGTGCCAACTTTTTCAGATAGAACATCAACCGACACACTTTGTGTTGGTTGGATAACATTACCTGGCGAGGCCGCTGGTGTGGCAGCTTTAGCTGTATTACTTGGGATTTTGTTGATAGCCATAATCAGTTTATCTTTAGCGTCGTCAGCGTTTTCATAGTACGCCGTCATACCATCGGTAACAGCTCCGGCCATGCCGGATTTTGTAACCATGGTTTCTTTTAGAAAGGTGGATATAACCACAAGCTCTGAGGCAGAATCTGCCGACCGGTTTTTAATTGCTGTCAACTCATCCGCTTGTGGCTTATCAATGGCCACCATTTGCAGCTGTTTATCTGGTGTGGACAGCTTAATATTACCAACTGCCTGCGAAACAGCTCTTTCTATACTTTTAATGCCGTCTGATGAAACTTTTGACTCAACCGAGTTGAGGTTCTTCATCACCTGGGTGAGCAACTTTTCCGTACCAGAAACCATATTATTAGTTGCTGTAAACATCTCGTTAGCCTTGGCAATCGACTCGGCCGAGGCCTTGGTGGCCGCGTTGACGTTCGATACAGTAGCCTCCGAAGAGGTAGTAATCTCTTTGGTATACTGGTTGATGGTTTCAACCAGAGTGTCTAGGCTTACTGGGGTTGGGTCGGGCATTTTATCATCCTGTTAATCTCTGATGTGTCGTATGACTGCGCTGGCTCGTCATCTCCCTGGCCGGTATTTACCCCATCCTCTTTCGCCTTCTTTATCTCGTCAATGTGTTTATCCACATAATAGTTGATGTCGTTTAGCGAGGTTCGGTAAAACCCAGCTAACGGTTGGTTGAACTCTTTCATAAAAAGATAAGATACATCAAGCAGATATGCTATCTCTTGGTATATGGCGTCGAGGTCTCCTAACCTTAACGCCACACCACAAAAAAATCCTTATCCAACAAATTAGAGATCACCTTGTACTTGTTAGTGCACGATTCACATGTGACGTCGTTTACCTTCACCAGCTTTGAAATCTCCTTTGATATGTTGGCAATATTCATCTCGGAGATCCGGTTTACCACGATGTTTGGCAACGACAGCATAACCTTAATTTTATCAGCGAGAGGTCTACCATCAAAACTCATACTAACCTCACCGATTTTAATTGCCGAAATGGTGGATGCCATAATCAACACGTTTTTGACCTGGTCGATATCCTCCTTACTCATGTCACCGAACGCCTTTTTGTCGGCAAAATAACTGGCAATGTAAGACTCTAGGTTTTTATTGATTTCTTTTACGTCACCGTATAGAGGGTGGTTTACGTCAACTGAAATCCTACCACACTCAGCATGCATCGGGTATTCAACTTCGGCAATGGCCGAGTAGTATGCCTGCATTACCCCGTCAACAATCATGTCGATTTTAAGCTGATTTGGGTTCTTGCAAACGGGACACTCGCTAGTCATGTTGATCTCTGGACCATAAGCCGTTACTCTGGTGTGGGCCAAAAGGAAACTTACGTCCCAATCCGGTAGCGCATTAATATCAATTGACTGGTCGACTAATGTTCTCTTGACCAAATCAACACTTCGTTCAACTTTTTTTGATGAGTCGGCTGATACCGACTTTAAGGTATCAAGTCTGTGTTTAGCTGTAATATCTCTAGTTTTGATTTCAAGTTTCGATACCGGAAGCTTAACTTCATGTGCAAAGTCGTCTGACTCCATAGCGGCCAAAAGGTCTTTAATATCCGACATACTCTACTCCTAGGTTGATCCGAAGGATTTACCGCAGAGATAGAATTTCGTCAACCTCTTTTTCTACCTCTTTGAGCTCCGCCAATGAGAAAGGCGCTGTATACGCTCCACCAACCCTTTTCTGTTGCGCAGAGGTGAAGTGCCCTATTAGCTCTCCTACGTCGAGACCGGTTTCCTTCCATCCAACAAGGTAGTTGAACAGTTTGTCTCTAACAGGGTTAGGGAATGTGTGGTTGCCAACACGTTTAAACCTGTGAACCCATCTTATCCATGGTAGGCACATTACTTTATGTCCAGCGTTACGGTATTTCTGGTGGATATATCCTTCCTCACCACCCCACGATCTAAAATGCTTGCTGAAGCCAGGCCATGATCTTTTGGCCGCCATAAACAGACCCATTCCATGCATCGGAATCTCAAACGGGATGTTGTCACGCCTTGTTTTCTCCGTCCATTTTCCAAAGAACAGTTCGTTCCATACAGGATCCATATGGCTAGCCCAGTCGTTTCCCATATGATCAACCAGTATGCCATGATATAGGTCATCGGTTATTGGTTCTAGCAGAAATTGTTGTAATTTGTCAGCCCCGTCTGGGTTCAGTAAAACATGGCAATCAATCACCAGAACATAATCGCTTGTCGCCAGGTTAAACAGCTCGCTACGAATTGATGTGGACTTCTTTTCGGTGTGGGTAATATATCTGACAACGCCGCCACCTAGGGTTGCCGTCAATTTACCATCTTCACTATCTGGGTTATTATCTAAAATAATAACTTCGTTTATCAACTTTTTGAACGGTCCGTTCATCAATGATGCCAACGAAAAGAAGACACCCTGATAATCATCATAGCACGCCATACCAACAGTAAGAGTGGCCTGCCGTATTGTCTTTGGCTCTTTAAATTTTCTGACTTTATTATACTGGTCAGAGTTATTGGTATTGTTAACCAGGTCGTTTAGGCATACACGGCCAGATTTTATGGACCCGTTGTCCATAGCCGATTTGACAGTACTCTTTATTCTTTGCTCCCGGCCTTCGATATCGCCAAACACTGAGGCGCTGTATATGTTGCTACCAACCCGGTAAACAAGAAGACCTTCGGTCAGCGGTTTAAAACGTTTAACTCTAGAACCACTTTCCATCTTCGTTCTGGTGGTTTGGTCAAAGTCGTACTGGTGGGTGTTGAACGAGTATCCTCCCCTTTCAACAAGAGTCTTCTTATTATACATCACCCAGTTTGGGGCGGTAGACTCGGTGATACTATGGATGTTGCCAGCGTTTTGCAAGCAATACCCATGCGGAGATACCACATCATATTCGGCTGTCTTAATAATTGCCTCATAGGACCCCAGTACCCACGGCATCCAAACATCGTCATCATCAAGAACCGTTACATATTCGCCAGTTGTATACCCGACAGCTATATTATGGGCGTCTGGAAGATTTGGTCTAAAATCTAGGTTATACACTTTAATGTTATCGTACCCATCTAAAACTAGATGCTGATCAACATTGGTGTTTAGTATTACTAACTCGGAGTTTATTACATTCTGGTCTAGGAAAGATCGTATAGTTTCCGGAAGTGAAACCCTGCCGTACACCACACATATGACGGATATCATAAGGTCACAGTCAGGGTTACTGAGTTATCATAATCGCCGTTAAACAGCATGTTTGATGAACCAATCGGTACCACAAAACTTGACATTTGGCCACCTTGAGCACCAGGTAACGCCGGGTATGCTGGGTACATATAGAACTCACCAATATGTACAGTTACCGTGTACGTGTCCCAGTTAATGGTAAACCCAAAGGTTCCGGCCTCTAGGTTACCAGTGTCATACTGGTATGTTCCGTTACTGACGGTTGATACCGCCACCGATCCCGATGTTGAGAAGGCCGACGCTGGCGCGTACCCTGGACTATATGAAAACGAGAACATAATCGGCGAGGATCTTGGCTGTAAAGGTGGCTCCGTTGTCACAGGTGGCGGCTCGGTAGTGACAGGTGGCGGCTCCGTTGTCACAGGTGGCGGCTCGGTAGTGACAGGTGGCGGTTCAGTAGTGACAGGTGGCGGCTCCGTTGTCACAGGTGGCGGCTCGGTAGTGACAGGTGGCGGCTCGGTAGTGACAGGTGGCGGCTCGGTAGTGACAGGTGGCGGCTCGGTAGTGACAGGTGGCGGCTCAGTAGTGACAGGTGGCGGCTCGGTAGTGACAGGTGGCGGCTCGGTAGTGACAGGTGGCGGCGGAGGTTTTGGCCTACTAGATACAGCTCCACCCTGACTTGGTATATCGTTATTGTCGGATTTGACGGCCGATAGAAGCCACCTTCTGTCAGAGATTGCCTTCTGCATTACACCCTGTAAAGAAGACGAAACGGTAGTTTCGCTGGCCAAACGGCTGAGCGGGGTTGATCTCTGTGTTGGTCCGTTGCCGTACGCTCTTAGCATATTATGTCCTTTAGAATTGGTACCATGATGGCTGTGGTGGGGCTTCTGATATGGTACTGGTGGTTTTGGTTTGATCAAATGACGTGCCGCCAGCATCATACGCAGCGCTAGTATACTCACCAGAAGGTGTTGGCGGTGCAGTAAATGGCGACTTAACCGATTCCCATGCTGACGAGGCACCATCAGATACCTTGTCGCCAACGTAACCAGCACCGTCTGAAACAGCGCCTCCGGCTGACCGTACAGCACCGCCAACTGACTTACCAAACACCCCGGTGTTATTTTCTAAACCGGTGAACACTTTAGCCCCATATTCACCAAGACCGGCACCTTGGTTATATATTCCCTCAGCTGAGTTCATTACTGCGCCCATGTTATCAAGGGTTAGACCACCATTTTTGATGCCGTCTACAGTGCTTTTGACTGTTTTAATAAGATCTTTGGCTTTATTGACCTCGTTCTTGACGTCGCTATACACTTTTATGCCACGACGAACGTCTGTAATAGCGTCCCTAAACCCATAAGGTTTTGATCCAACCGGGTTTTCTGGTGTAATGCCAGGAAGAGGGGTTGTCTTTGGGATAAACTTAAATTTGTCTTGCGCCAACTTACCAAGGCCAGGTTTCTTTTTAGTAGATGACACAGATGTGGTTGATGTAGTCTTAGCCTCACGTTGAACGGCCACCCTGCGGTATGAAATACCAACACTGAAGGTTGATAACTCTTCGGTAGTGTAGTCTAAATCTTCACCGGAAATTGATTCAACCTGCGATCCGTAGTATTTGTATGTCACAACGTTCTCGCCGTTAAAAGAATAACGGTTAATAGTGATGATAGCCTGGTTGTTGAATGAGTTACCAATTTGTTCGATATTTGCCGTATTATTGGCAATGTTGTCAACCACATTGTAATCGGTATTTCTTCTTGATGCCATGGTATATAACGCTTGACGCAAGATGCCGGCTGAATCATCTAGAAAGTCTATTTTTAGGTTTTCTACCGTAACACCGGTAGGGACTTTAACCGGTAGACTGTTTATAGACGGTTTTATCTCCATAAACTGAGTTGTCGTGCCAGGTATGTTGACGGACCTGACAAAAATCTCGGCTGCTTCACCAGAAATTTCTATAGTAGACTCAGTTTTTACGCCACCTGTGCTGGCATAGACATCATCAATAATACCAGCAAACTGTCCACCAAATTTGACTGTCCACAGGTACTTTGGTGTTGGAGCTACAGCCGAGGTTTCTGACCCACGAACAACAAGAGAGTAATACTTTGACATCAAATCTTTTAGCTGGGCTTTACCACCAGCAGATGTTGAGAACCTGTTGATTTCCTCGTCTGGTGTAGGCTCCATGTACGCAGGTTCACTGAACTCAGCCGGTAACTTAACCTCTTCTCCCCAGCCAATTTTACCAGGCGGCAGGAACTCCTCTGGTGTGATCCGTTTATGCTTATTGCTCAGACCCTTTGCTGGGACTGATCCAAAAATGTCTTCTGCCGAGTCAAGTATTCCCATTGTGTACCGCCATTATGGCATACTTATCAACACGTAACCTGTTACGGGTTGACTCCGGCAACTAGGTTAACAATTGTTTGGATACCACCAAGAACTTCGATACCGGCTGGTGAGGAAGCCCATGTAGAGGTAGTCACTGTTGGGTCAACCACCTCACTGCCGTCGGCAAAGGAAATATGCAACCCGTCGGGTAGAATATCAACTTTGGCATGCGGTGTAGTTTTAATCGATGTTTCATCCGCGTCATCGACCACCCATTCGTGATCGACGGTGTATGAGATTCTTTCGTCAGGCCATTTTCTGAATGCAGAAAACTCCCACACGGCCAAGAAAGCCTTGGTTCCGGCAGCTGGTGATGGTAGGTTAAGGCGGGCTAGAGGTTGTATAGCAGACATCAGATTTTCTCCCAACGGGTAAGTGTTGCGTTATAACGAACAGTGAAGTTATCTCCGCTTTTCCAAACCCCAGAGAAGCTGGCGAATACAGTTTGGGCAGCAGAGATGGTGAGTGAGGTTACTACATCTGCACCAAAGGCGACGGTGCCTCCGAAAACTACATAACGTTCAGTGCCATCGGGCGGAGCGCTCGGTAGTGTTAAGGTAACAGCCGCCTGGATAGAAGCCGGGTTATAGTATGTTTTACTTTTGGTGATCGTTCGGTTTCCACCACCGGTGTAGTTTTCGAAGGTGAGGTTTGAGAAGCTCTCGCCGCTATAGGTGTGACGGTCAAGACCAGCGTCATATACGTACGCATCGCCAGAAGTCAGTTTTTTGATCTTGAAATCAACATCGTTGGCCCCGACGTTGAAAGTATTCTCGCCGAAGTTCATTCGGTAATTTACACGTTCTGTCCCAGAGTCCATCCGAATGAAGTCAAAAGAGTCAGCCGAGGCGTTATGCCTAAGTTTGAACCCCCAGTTGACGTCGCTTTCCGTCATGACTATTTCGCCGGCGTTTGTCGTAGTATTGGAGCTCGATGTTATGGTTATTTTTGGCGATATTGCGTTCTTGAAAGCCAACGTGGCAGATGATGGTGTCATTCTAACGGTTTCAACACCTATAGAATACCAATACATAACCCCAGATAAACCAAGTATTCTAACTGACGTGGTGTCCGATTTTCCTTCTCTAAAAACAATGTCTGGACCCCATATAGCCAACTCATCGTCTATTATTTCTCCTATGCCAGCATACGGTGTGGTATCACCTCCGTCGCCAAAACCAATGTACCCACCAGATCTAAAACTACCAGTGCTGTTGATATGTATATGCCCGTCAGCATATACAGTAAAGGGTCTACTCGCAGTTCCGTTGTATAAGCCAAAAATACGTTCGGTGGCTGTCGCGTTAGGATATGTAAGATCTAAACTTTTGCCAGTAGAAAGGTTAATATTACCATCAGAATCAGAAGCGTAGGCTTGCTGTATCGTTACTGCGTGAGGGTTACTGACGTTAGCTTCGTGAGCGTTAATATACGCCACCATAGCTGCAGGGGTTGTGATTTCTACACCCATTGGTTACACTCCGGCCTGGATGGTGGAGAAGATAAACGAAACGCTTGAAGATCCGGAAGCTACTTTGAACACCGGTGAGGTTTCGTCAACGTCTGAAGGGTCGATCAGAATTTTAATCACCGGGTTTGTTCCAAGACTAACGAAATCCTGGCCAGAAGCCCCTGCCATTAACACCGGTACGGACGAAACAATCACCATTTCGGTGATTAGAAATCCGTCTGGAACCAGTCCGCTGAACGGGGATTTGGACTCAGCGGTAGTAAGGGTGGCATTTTTGGTGAAAAACTTGGTTGTAGGAGCCAGACTAACCGTAAGCCTAGCGGTTGGTTCAACCTCGCCAAACTTACCAAGTCTCATCCATGATAACCAATCAGCCTGGTTGTTGCCACCTGAAATTTTTGGGCCTGGCATATTTTCACCTAGAGTTTACGGTTTACACAATATATTTATAGGGAGAAACCCGGCCTGAACGGCCGGGTTTCTTGGCTCAACATCACAACTTGGCGTGGTACTTAAACGACGAAGTCCCAGTACTGGTATTCGAATGTAACGTCCATAGTAGCGACGTTTTCACCAGATTCCTGTGACAGAGTAACCTCACCTAGGCCAGTAGGGTACATACCCTCGAACTTAATCTTTTTAGTTGGGTTCAACTTATTGTCGAGGAGAGTTAGGGTGACTGTTTCGAGACGGGAGAAGGTCTCGCTGGCACCCGTGTTGATGTCGTAGATTTCGCTCATCCAGTCGGATACGAATTTGCGCAAATCATAACGCATGTCGCAACGAAGTTGAACACCCCAGCTCTCGAACGAGGCGGTACCTGGCATCTTGAACTTGAAACCAAGGAACGGAGTCGCGATGGTGCCAATGGCTTTGGTGGGCCATTTGGTGGAGAAGACATAAAGTTCGGCTTCATCACCAAGACGCGATGGGAATGTCACTCTGAACAGGTGACCGCGAGCCAAGTCAGTCTTTTTGATCTGCTGATAAAAGCCGGAAACCTTGTAGCTATCGGATATGGCCATGATACTTCTCCATTAAACTGGGTGGTTTTATTATATCGTATTTAGGGTATGAGAAGGCCCGGTCATTTCTGACCGGGCCTGGATTTTAGCCTTTCTGGCGGATAACCTCGGTGAGGTTGGCCCCGACTCTTGAGGCGATCATGTTGATGATGATGAATTCACCGGTTCTGGCGGCGTCGAGGGCGAGGTCAACCACCAGTTCGTTCTTTTCCAGAACTTCCGGGGTGTTGTTCGTCTCATCGCAGACGAGAAGGAAGTCGTTGAGACCCTCCTTCGACTTGGCGTAATCAAGCAGAGGCTTGATAGCGTCGACCACTCTGGTGCGTGTTGGATAAGTGTTGTTCTTGAAGACGAAGCGGTACATGATACGCGAAATGCGCTTTTCCAGTACCAGGAACAGCAGGCGGACGTTGATCCGGCTGAAGGCCGAGGTAGTGGTAAGCAGAGTCTTCTGACCCCAAACGATGGTGCCATAGGCGGGCAGGTTGATGATGTTGTTGATGCCACGCTTGTACAGGACACCTTGCGAGTCCGGGGTGGGGTTGATTGCGAGCTGAAGGGCACCGGGGATGGTAGCTCTGTCGATACCAGCGGGGGCGAACCAGGGCTCTTCTTGCTTCGACATCTTACCAATGACAGCGGCCACTTTGGACGAGACTGGGTGCCAGTATTGACCTTTATTGTAACGGTCGCGCATCTTCACCCAGTTTCCGTAAACGGCGAGGTAGCTGGAAGCTAGGACACCCTGGCTGTAGCTGCCGCAATCGCGGTTGAACCGGTCGTTCAAGACCTTGTCAAGGCAATCGTTGTAGCTGACACCATCAGAACCGCTCTCGTCGCCAACAATGTATTTTTCAACGCGACCGGGCATTGCTTCGCCCATACCGACCTGTCCGGAGACAACGTATTGACGGGGAATGTCGATGAGGACAAGCACGTCTTTACGGGTCAGGTTGGCGAAGTTGTGGTATTGGTCGATGATGTTGTCGTAGTTGGTGGTGTTGAACGTACTGCCAAGGACGATGTGGTTGGTGAATTCATACATACGGTCCATGGCGTAGGTTGGGCCGTAGTACGAACCGCTGGGGCTGAGGCTGGTGGCGTTGGTAGCACCGGCAATGGTTGATAGGCCAGCGTCGACAAGCAAGTCAAGGGGAACTTGCTGCGGGTTGGCGATCTTTGGCATGGCCAGAACGAGTTTGGCGTTGACGTCACCGATGATCATGTTTTCACGTGACATTTTGGAGTGGGACAAGCTGTAGGTGCGGTTACCATCACCGAGTGGAGAAACCTTCACGGAGGTGGGGCTGATGACCTCGGTGACCAGGTGGGTGGCCAGAGTGACACCGTAAGCTCTCTTGTAGGTGCCACCATCGTTGTACACTTTGTCTTGTACAACTAGGTTGTTGCCGGTGACGGTGGTGGAGTTGGCGATGGTTGGTTTCTTCTGAATGACGATACCATCCGAGAAGTGAGCCCAGTCGGTGAGGTCGTCGGCGGTGGAGCTGCGGCCAGTGTAAGCGCGGATTCTGGTTGAGTTGTTGTTGATGACGTCTTCGATGAAGAGGGTGTTGCCGTAGCTGTCAGTCTTGGCGGGGTCGAGAGAAACATCATAGCGTTCAACGATGGTCATGGTACCACGGTCGGCCTGGAATTGCGAAGAGGCGTTGTAACGGAACAGGATGACACTGATGCTGTCTTTCGACATGACGTTCTGGATGCCGGCCCAGGCGGCAGACGAAACCGACTTGATGTCAACGTCAACGATTTTGGAGTTGTCGTATTCACCGTAGATGGCGGCGCTGTTGACGTATGGAACGGTGTCGGCTAACCAGGTGGGGCGGGTAGCCGGGGTTGCAGCGGTGAACGAGTCGATGATGGCCAAGTAGAGGTCGCCGTCGCCGTTTGGGGCGTTGTCGACGCTGCGGTTGACGAACAGGATATCTCCAATGCCGATTTGGCCGAGGGTGCCACCAAGAGAGGTGGTTCTGTCACCAGCGGCTAGGGCGGTGAGCTCGGTATCGGTGATGGTAGCCTGGGTACCGTCCATGGCGTTGGTGCCGGTAATGACTGAGCTGAGAACGGTGTAGTTGCCGGCAGCAAGACCATAGTCTGCACTGACACCACTTGAGGGGGCTGCGAAGGTCATTTTGAAGGCTGAGTGCTTGATCTCATCAGCATCACCGTAGGGGAGACGGACGCCGATCACAGCACCAGTTTCGTTGACAACATCAATGAGTGAGTGTACGAAGTAACGTTCGGCTTCGTTGGTGGGCTGACCCCAGTTACTAACGACTTCCTCCTGGGTGGTAGCAACCATCGGCTCAAGAGAACGGCCTTTCTGTGAGAAACCAAAGGCCACGCCAACCGTGCTTTCTTGAACGGTGGCCGGAACTTCCGACATATCAATCTCGTTAATGATAACGCCCGGGGCGTTCTTTGCGTTGTTGGCCATGTTATTCTACTCCGTATTTGTGGGATGTGCTAAAGTATTTACCTCAGCTACCGGCATACGGACACAGTATTTTTAACTCAAAGCGAGGCTGGTGGCCTGGTGAGTTTATTCCACCTGTAAACAGGGAAATCGTATGATAACTTAGCGGTAGATTTAACGTATTCCTCACCTGACTCGTCATAAGCCATTACTGTTGGTGACAGCATGGTAATAAAGGCTCCATTTAGTGTGCAGGTCATCACCGGTTCGTCGAAGTTGTCCAACGCGGTAATGGTTACGTTGATATACGGAGAAATTTCCTCACCTTTCAACCCGCTTGGTTTGTCTTTGTTACTGATCTGACCATTCATACCCAGGAATTGGAAGCCAGTACCGTTCTCATGATTCTTAATGGCCTGGTTCCATATGTTTAAAATACCCCAGTTTACATACCAGTCATCAACGGCGAACGAGAACTCGAAATCATCAAACGTGGTCTCGTTGCCATTCTGTTTGATTTGCATACCATACTGTTTAACAACAACAGGTGGTGTGTTCATCCCCGGAATGGAACAACCAAATACGTTCATAGTCAAGGATTCTTCTTTGTACTCGGTAAACACCTCCCTAATAACTGGGATGATTGGGATGGTAATCAGGAATTTAGATTTTACTGCCTGGTTCTGGCCAATCGTTTTGGCGTTTAGGTTGTTTTCCATTAGTATCTTCCTTGTTTTATAACCGGGAATCCGTCTTTTTCCTCGTCGTAGTCAGATTTACCCTTCATGGTTGAGAAAGTAGACTTCTTGTACTTGTCAAACGAGTCTTCGTCGTCTTCCTCAGCAAAGTATCTTTTTGGTTTTTCCATCGGACTCATAGATTTAGCCGGTGTTTCAATATCATTTGTCTCAATCAGTTCTTCGAGTTCCTTATGGTTGGCCAGGTTGGCAATCATTGAACTCATAACGTGGTCGTCTTTTTCCCCTTGACCGGCGTATGTGCCAAATGAAAGACGAACGAAACTGGCCAGCTGTTTGATAGTTTTAGCATCTCGTAGTTTTAGTCTTCCAGTCTCTACCATTCGTTTATAGTTGGTACACATCAGATTTTTGGTTACCTGGTTGGTGGTAATACCCTTTTTGCGTTTGTTACCTTGGCCGGCTCCATACGATATTAACCTGTCGTACTCGTAGTCTTTGAAAATTTCACTAGCAAGGTTACCCATATTGTTTTCCACCAAGAGGTTTGCCTCACCATAGAACCGGCAGATCTGAACCACTATTTCAGCCATATCGTACGACGGGGTCTTGTTAGAACTCCACACCGCAGCCTGCTCTATATTCATAGGATCAGTAATGTCGTATACGTCAACAACAGAGTCATCGCCACCACCACCTTCACCAAGGTCAACCCCGGCTGCATATGTTCTACCAGGTTGTGGTTCGGCATATATCCTAAATTCAGACTCAACACCAATATCATATGTGGTCCTGACTGGGTCTGAGTGCATCATGTTTTCTAGGACGCCGGCAGATACTAGCGTCTGCTGTGACCCAAGGAATCTACACTCAAATTCCTGGAACCATTTAAGTTCGCCGATATCAGCAATAGTCTTGCGTTTAAACTCCTCATCCCTGCCTGGCGGTTCATCCCATTCGATCTTCACCAGTTTGAACCGGTTTTCGCCTCTCTCCGCTCTCTTAACGATGGTGTGGAACTGATTGGCTATACCTTTAGGCGTTGAGATAACAATAATCTTGGTGGTTTCACCGGAAGAAACGGTAGCATAAACGGACGCCCAGAAAGGGCCGGCAACGTGTTCGGCAACGTGGGCAAATTCTTCTAGAACCAGCATATTAATGGAGCCAGAACGACCAGAGTTGTCTGACGTGGCAGCAGCCGAGATGGTTGAACCATTGTCGAATTTAACACGCTCTTTACCCCATTCAACAACACCAGGCTTTAGCCAGTACGGCAGCTCTTCGTATGCCATCTTGATACGAGCCAGTATGTCTTTTGCAGCGTCAGCTTTATGGGCCAGGATGAGGATGTTATAGTCCTCGTTGAACATGGCATAATGTAAAATTGGAGCGGCTGTAGCTGTAGTCTTACCGCACTGACGTGGAGCCATGATACATGAGAATCTATCGTTGGCGATCGTATCGATTATACGTTGCTGGTATGGTCTAGGCTTGAACTTTACGCGGCCATGGTCAAGGGAGATAATGGTGATATACTTGATGAAGTGATCCATATCGACAGCACATTTTGCCGTCTCAGTGATCTCTTCTGGTTTCCATACCCACTCAACGTCAGGAGCACGTAGGTTCTTGTTACCGTCACAATAAACCCTGTCTCTTGTTGGGGTGCCACGTTTATATGACAGTAATGGTCTAAACGGCCCCATTTCGGTATCAACAGGGTTGACTAACGTGGCAGCCATTATTTGTCACCGTTGCCTTTTTTAGCCAGGGCGATAATTTCACCACGGGTAAGAGCAACCGTGTTGTTCACCGTGTTACCATGGTTGATAGTTACGCTCGACGGGCCTTTAACCGTATGTTTGATTTTCTTATTCGCCTGAAAGTCCCTGAATTCTCGGTCTCTCTTCTTGTTTTCAATAGATGCTAACTCTTTAGCTAACTTGGCCTGTGTCTCGAAGATTTTGGCTACAGAGTTTAACTCCTGAGCGTTTGGTAGCATACCAGAGCTGCTAATCACATTAGCGAATACCGTGCCAAGTTCGGCAACAATGGTTTGGCCAACTTTCATGGTATCTACTAAGGCCTGTTCGGCGTCAGTTTGGTTTTTTGAGTCAGTCTCGGTGTACTCTTCGATTTCACCTGGAGCTTTTTCTAACAATTCGGTGTCAAACTCCGGTTCATCTGGTTCAACATCAATGACTACGGCGTCTGCCGGAGTTCTTGGTTTTTGTTCTATACCAAGCAGCTCTGAAATTTTATCTGTACCCATTTATTCACCTGCTGTTCACCTGTAGTTACGCCAACCAGTTATCTGTAGTTGTTCAACAGGTCCTCGATGGTGGCCTCGCCTGATACCATCAACTTACCAGCGTTAATGACATAATATCCGGGTGATGGTTCGTAAGTTGGCTCACCAGACCCGGCAATAGAGGTGTCTACCACGTTGCCTGAGACCAAGACGTCAGCCAACGATGATTGCATGCCGGAAACGGTGTCCCCAGATATTCCCCACGAGATGAGGGTATTGGCTGGTTCTTGCTTGGTTTGGTCTTTGAGGTAGGCACTGAACTCTGTGTAGATTCTGATGATCGGGCCATAATCGAAATCTTTGAACATAAAGTTCCAGGTATGAACTTTGACCGTGGCGGTAGAGGCGAAGTATTGAATCTTGTCGGTACCAAAAACGTGTTCTGGCTGGGTGCTACCATCCCATACCATCTTTAAGTTAACAAACCGTTCTTGTTCAGAGGCCGATTCATCAACCCCGGGAACCGGCATTCGAACAAAGGCGTACGGCCTCATCCAGTAGAATTTGTTTTGGATAATCTGCTCCATATCTTCGGCCAACCTGGTAAAGATAGTGAGTTTGAAGGTCATCGTTACAGGTTGTGGTCTGTATTGTTCAACCGAACCGCCGCCAGGCATATTAAAAATGATGTTCTCGTGCATCCCGCGTTCGCGTTGTTTGTCATATTCAAGGCCACCGGTTGACGGCTCGATAACAATGAACGGCATTTTGTTTGGGAAGGTAGGCGGGTTTCCATGTCTGAGATCGCTGTAAACAGCAGTTTTTTCACCAACCACAGCCCTAACGGTGTACGTGCCTATAGGGTTGCGGTCTTTGTCCATCCGGTTGATGACAATATTATTGAAAAAGTCAGCAACCTGTACCACCGAGTAGTACAGGCTCATGTGATTACCGAATATCTGGTTAGTACTCATAGCTGGTCAAGCCCCGGAAGTTTATACCCACCGTAAGCTTTGTCTTCGCCTTTCGGGTAGTTGTAAATTGTGTCAGATTCAGATTCGATATCGTTATTATCGTCAAGAACATCACCAGGAACACCGTCATAACCAACGTCGTTAGCCCGTGTGTTGATATACTTGGCACAGACAAGTTTCCACGTGTAGTATGCTGCCAACTGGGCGTTTGGAGCCTGGGTTTCATCTCTAAATGTCACCTGGAAAGTGTCAGCTATGACGCAATGGAAGTTGAATATATCACCGGATTTTGGCATCGAGTTAGCACCAAACACCTGCTCGAACGAGTCTTTGCTGATGTTGATTTCAATCGTGGTTGTGTCGAAATATCCACCTGACATCATGGTAATGTTTATGGTGGGGTCAGCCGGCAGGACTCTGATTGTTCTTGGTTCTTCATACGGGGTAACGTGGTCCTCACCACGGATGTTGAACCTAGCTACCGAAGTATCTGGCATTTGTCTACGATAATGAACATCGATACCGAACAGGTTGATTTGGTCGGTATACCAGCTGGCGAATGTGTCCCTTGGGGTACCAAGGGTTGAGCATTGAAGCATACCAAAGCCGGTATTGGCGTCTTCACCAGTACCATCTCCGTTGGTGGCAACAGGCATTGGGCACCCGTGACTACCACCACTCAACATGCTTCGCCAATCGTTCGCCATGTTACTTCAGAAGCCTTTTACAACGAGGACATTTTGGGCAGTCACCACTTGACAGGATACCAGAGTTAAGTGGACCACACTTTGGGCAGTTCATACCATTGGTGTTGGTTTTGTCGTACATCTCTTCTTCACCACGAGCCCAGGCCTCGGTGTACTTGTGGCGGGCGTTGGTGCTTTCGGCAAACGGGTTGGCCTTTTTACCGCCCTTCTTGCCGCCTTTAAGGAAGGCCGGTTTGCTGTCTTTATCGAAGGCATCAGGGGTGCCATCATCATCTTCGTCTTTTGAAAAATCCGGTTTACCTTTCTTTTTCATAAACTTTTTGAGGGCATCAGGAAGTTTTCGTTTTTCTTCGACAAGACCACAGTATCTAATCATAGGATTAAGGTTATTTGCTGCCTCAGCCATCATATCAATGCCACCATACGAGCCAACGAAGATTTCAACACACTCTTGGGCAAGTTGGGCATCAGGAGACATCACGTCGTCATCGGCAACCACCGGGCCCGGTGGCTGGTCTGACATCTTGGCGGTGATACGCTGAACGTCTTCGTCACTTTCACCAGGAACGATGCCATCATCAGTACCGGCAGCCACCTCTTGGGCAACAGGATCGGCTGAACTAGCCTCACCCTCGGACACACGGCTTGATACTTCGTTAACGTGTTGTTCGAGTTTGCTCACCTTATCTTCAAAAGAGGTAAGCTGGTCTTGCAACTTTTTGATTTCTGGCAATGTGCTGGTATCACCGCTGAGTTCGACAGCCTCGCACATGTGGGCTAATTTGTTATAACCACGGTCCAACACTTGTTGGTAACTCGATAAGTTTAGAGTTGTAGCCACTTTGGTCAGCTCCTGTTTTCTTTGATTTGGGTTGGTCTGCGCTGATTTTTTAAGCATCCACGCTTTTAAGGTATCAGGTGATACACCGGTTTTTACAGCGTCATCAATGGCTTTTTTAGCGGCAGGGTTGGTCCTCATTAACTCGTCGAACGCCCTGTCTGGGTCTGAGTTTACTCGCTTCTTGAAATTTGGGTCAAGAAGTTGTGGGGCCATTGCGCCGGTAGGGACGGCCAACTTGGTGGCATTTTGATTTGGTAGCATTGTGTGTCCTAGGTTATCCTACGAAGAAGCCGACAGGCTCCGATTCAATACCGGAGATTAACTCTTTAATGAGTTCTTCCCTGATAGTACGGTAATCTTGTTCACCAACCAGGGCTTCAAGGGTACCTCCACCAAGCATTTGAGTTTGTCCGAACTTTGTTCGAATACGTGAAATCCTAATAGATGCCTCGTTCTGGGCGAACCTCATGATCCATGGGATATTCCATAGGAATGATGTAGGCACCATAACAGTAACATCTAGAATCAAATACCCCTTAATATACGATGGGGTGAAGGTGACGACCTTGGTGTATTTGTTATAGTTGAACCGGATGTTTTGACCAAGAACCTGGTTTTTAATTTCAAGCCAGTTTTGTAGTACCACCCATGACACCAAGTCGAAGTTCCTAAAATCGTAATAACCCTGCGAATACATAAAGTTTTCGGCAGTGAATAATGTGTTTATACCAGCAGCGCCGGTGATGTTTTGATAAACATCGTTGATCCCTAGCACATGGTATGGTAGTTTGTATCCAGTAGCAGGATCAGAAACCATACTAGGGTCAACAACCATCGCGGCCTTAGAGTGTACTTCATACTGTCTGTACGTTTCAACGGTGATCTTGGTGATGTCTTTAATTTGCTCTTCGGTCAGTTCAACTTTAACCAACGGCGCACCAAAACTACGAAGCAACACACACACGAATTCATCGTAGTCCATAATTTTTGTGGATTCTAACTCGTCGAATTCGGCCATGTTGCACCTGTTTGTTAACTATATTTATAAGCAAGGACCAACCGTGATCACACCCGAAAATAAAATGTTACCTAAAACCATCACAACTAAAAATGGGCTGTCTGTTATACAGGCTAGCCCAGAGGTTGGGGTGAAGAGCAGATGTCTGGTTGGAACGTTAGATTGTACCACTGGCCTTGAGGTATCTATTAGCGGCAACAACCAAAAAGAGTATCAGGATTCATTAAAAACAAGAAAAGAAAACCTGATTGGGACCCTTGGTAAGCTTGGATGGCTACCAAAAACTACGGGGTACCCTATTCAGTTTGGAGTGCTCAACGCCAATGCCGGCCATACCGCTACTGTGATGCTTGGGTCAAAAATATTCTGTTCTAGTAACCCAGATACTGTAACCATTGAAGAACTTCAGCACACGATGATGGATGGGTTTGTTAGCGGTGGCATAGTCACAGCACCGTTCAAACCAGAAAACAAATACAAAATCAGACAGGAAGAACACCAAATCGAAATCGGCCGGCGTCCATACTACGAATATTCATGTGGAGCCAGGTCTTTGTTTGTGGCTGAAATGATTGCCCAGCTTGAGGATTTGTGGGTGCTAGCTAGAGAGGCTGATGGTCACCACCCAGTAGCCAATAAATCAGGAGGTACCCAGGCAACGCTGAATAACTGGGTGAGAGAAAACCTAACCATAATGGCGGCCAATATAAACCATATGTGTCACGAAGGGATTTTAAAAGAAGCGTCAGAAATTAACTCTGATTTCCGTGAACCAAATATGCCGCCGATGGTTACTAAAGAGCAAAGACGCAACTTTTTACTTTCCGGTAGGTATACAAAACCGGATTCATACACCCAGAACGGCGACACCATCAGCCGCGTAAACCAACGACTGTCTAAGGTCTGGTCTGCTTCCGATAATCCGGTAGAAAGAACTCTTAAAAATTTGGAGAACTAAGATGGGCACCCCGTGGGAATCGCTACCTGAGCTATGGAAAGACGAAAAAGAGTTTTGTAGCAAATACCTACGTGGCGCGGCTAGGGCGGTTTGGTCTAAACACCCAATACGTACCAGCTACATGAAAGCCACCAGGTATAAAGCCCCCATCGGCATCATCAATAAGGGAAACCTTGATGGTATGGTGTGGGCGTGGAATTGCGAGATCTGTAACTGTGTCACCAGAAAGCCAGAAACCGACCACAAGAAGCAATGCGGGTCTACCGGCAGTGTTGCTGAATGGAAAAGCTGGATGGAAAACCTTCTAATTGTTGGGTATGATGACCTGCAATTACTTTGTAAAAATTGCCACGATTGCAAATCGTATTCTGACCGGATGGGTATTTCGTTTGAAGCCGCATTGGTAAAGAAGAAAGAAATATCCGATAAGAAAGCTTTGGCCGCACAGAAGAAAGCGGCGAAAACCACCAAATAAATATACTATCAACAAGAGGTAGTTATGCGCCCACTACAAGATTACGTGATCGGCAAGGTAATAGGTGAATCATACTCATGGAGTTTCGCAAAGTCAAAGATTGCCGGCATCAACGGTGTGGTTGATGTTGAATACAACGACGAGACCAAGGTACTCACCTTGTCAATACTACCAGACGAGACTGTTGGTAGAATACTAAACGATGTTGAGTACATTATAGGCGGCACAATCAACGACTCCTCGTCTACAGCTTTGATGGCTATTCCAATGGAACAACAGGTTGTAACATCTCGGGTAGACGATTCCTCGACCGAGCATCATGTCACCGGATGTGCCGAGGTATCCCGCCTCATCATTAACAAAATCTCAACCGAGGGCGAGGATTCAGCTGTCGATTCGTTTGATGTTAACATCGAAGATAACGAAATTACTTGACTGATTTCACAGGTAAGTGTATTGTCCCCTGAGAACACCAACCCAGGGGACAAAAAATATATGACTACCGTACTAAACAAAAAGCGCACCGGTGATTACATCCGCCTTATTAACCAGGCCGTACCTGACGACCATAAACCACACGTCGCAGACATCATCTCAGAGATTGAGAACAAACGCAAAATTTCCGATCTTAGTGACAAAGCTTTAACTATTCTTCGTGAGTCGATGTCTCTTCTAATTGAAAACATGAAAACCAAATCCGAAGAGTTATGTGAAACAGACAATAGAAACGATGGAAAGTTATCAGCCAGGTTGTTCCTAAAAGCCACCAGTATTGAGTATGCCATTATGCCAATACGGGCTGAAATACAAAACCGTTCTTGTTCTGGAGCCAGAAAAAAATTAATTGACGCTATGGTTGATGCTCTCAACGAAGATGACGATGTTGTCACTACTGAGTGGGCTGTCAGCAACAACCCAAAGCTAGTGGAAAGAGCTTTATCTAGCCAGTATCTTGCAGTGAAATCGGCTCTAAACTACGGAACCTCATTGCCGGTTTTCCTCACTGAAATCACAAGGTGTATGGGTATCATGTCTCCAAAATCGTTGATGTGTCATGAGTTAAGAGTAGCTATGCGGCATACCACTTTTGTTGGCCACCCTTCCGAGTTAGTATAAAGAAAACCCCGGTTTTAAAACCGGGGTTTTGCGTGTCTCATCTATACGGTCTAGGTCTAACTTCAGACAGTGTGTAAATTTGTTTATACCCAAAACAATGCATCATCACATCGTATAAAGAGGGTTGTCCGTTGCATTCCATTTCTGCCAACGTTTGGTTCATATCGTTTTCCATCATCCGCGCCACCGATGATGACATTTGCCTATCAATATATTTGCTAGCGGTTGGTTTTAGTATTGGCCACACAGTATCTACAAGGTCTGAATATGCTCTAGTAAACCAGTCGGCCAACAGCTGATCGTTACCGTTTTGTCTTGGTGAGTGGGTGGCAGTACTACGGGCCATACGCTCAACATCAGCACCAAACCCAATACAAGCCGACCCGCTGCCTGGGTGTAAAGTAACCGATATGGTTACATTTTTACCTTCCATCGTACAGTCAAACCGCCTAACGTACAGTTGGTTACTAGTGAAATTTGGGATTTTATACTTTTGAATGTTGAGACGACCATTCCAGTATTCAGCCACTTTTCCCTGTGTTTCGTTGTCATCCATTGGTCTGTTCCTTCATGATTATAAACACGCACATGGCGTTGATTACCACGTGGGCGGTTTTTCTATGGTTTTCCAGGTGTGATTGTATTCTCAAAGCTCTGTCAACCTGGTTGGCCTCGATACATGTGTTGAAAGAATCAACAATATATTTCTCGATTGAGGCTGGACCACATGCTTTAAAAATAAAAGAGGCTTCTAACGCGGTAGATGGACGTATTGTTATTTCTTCTTCTAACTTGCCACCAGTAACTAGTTCTACGCCCTTTCGGTAGTCTGGGAACAGTTCAGCGGCCTTTCTGACCATGGCCACCGCTTCAAGCTGGGTTACACCCGTTGTTATGGCTGCCTTGAACATTCTGTTGTTGTAGAAATTTTGTGTTGTAATCCGGTCAAACCTAATTGGTTTAAGCCTAGACCACAGTGGCTGAATAATCTTTTCAGAGTTGTTGCAAATGAAAATAAACCTAGTATGCTCATGGTATTCCTCAATCGGAACTTTCATGGCATCCTGAGCGCTTGGGGTGAGCCGGCACGCTTCATCAATAATGACGTATTTCATTTTCCCGTCAATAGAAGCTGACTTGCAAAATGGTAACACCTCCTCCCTGATGTAATCTACACCGTTATCTGACGACCCGTTGATATACTTGTATGGGCAATCCATATCACGGATCAAAGCCATAGCCATTGATGTTTTACCAAGACCTGGACCTGGGCTATAAAACAGGAAATTATCATTTCCGAACGTTGTACCGTAGCCGATAGCAGCAAGTAAAGCCGGATCGAACTCAGACATTTTAGACGGCCTGAAGGTTTCAGATGTCAGCATTTGCTTTTCCTTTTATTCTTTCTTTTACACATAAAGACGGTTTTGATTTTGTGTATGCTGATTCCGGTAACCCTACAAGCTTCAGCCATTGACTTGTACTGAATACCGTCGATGGCAACTGGTTTATACTGTGGTGTTTTCCATGTACCATCTAACGAAGCCCGTCTCGCTTTGACGTAAGAACAACCGTTCTTTTTAGCGGCCTCCGATATACTTTTATACTTCATGCCGTCAATAACACATGGTTTAGATCTATCGATTGGGGCATCTGATTCGGCAACCACACCCTCGATTCTCCTCTTGCGCAGTCGTTTCCATTTATTCGACTCGCGTTTGTATTCCGGTGGTCGGTTTCTACCGTGAAGAAACATCCATCCGTCGCATGGTTTACGCCGCAAAGGCTCGGTATCCAACTCCTGACCACGTGATACACGGTTATGCACAGCTGTTGTGGTTATACCAAGTATGGCACTTATTTCTTTGGCGGTCTTCTTTTCACCACGAAAGTCGTAGTATCTAACGGTTGTTCTTCCACCAGGCATGGTCGTTCTCCTTTTTAAAAGGTAACCCGCCATCGGTTTAGTATCAAGCGTTGATCGTTCCGCCGTTATTGACGAAGGTTGTCCCAGTGTGAGCGAAACCACCTTTGTTGATAACTCCACCAGCGTTGACGGTCACCGTTCTGGTGCCGGTGGTGTTGGCCGTGTAGGTGAGAGTACCATTGACGGTGGTGGCTCCGATGGTCAACGAAGCCGCCCCGCCGATTGTCAGGGTACTGCCGGAGTCGACTGTCATTGTTCCGATGGTCGTGTTGGTACCCGACAGGGTGAGGTTGCCTGAGACTGTCCAGTTACCCGTGCCGCCGATGACACCTGACAAGGTCTGAGAGACAGACGAGGCCCAGACAACAGTACCGTTGAAGCCCATCGGCATGGCGGAGTTGCCAGATGCCCAGGAGAATGTCCCGGCGAAAGTTGCTTTGCCAGTGAAGGAACCGAAGGCGGTGCCGAAGCCCCAATAAGAGTTCGCATGGGCAGCTGGGCACGAGCCGGTGAATTTGACGTGGCCGGCACCATTGATGTAGAGGCCAAACCCACCTACGGCGTTGGCACCGATTGGCCCTTTGATTTCAAGGTCGCCGGTGGCGTTGTTGGCACCGTTGGAGACGCTGATCCGGTAGCCATAACCACCGTCCAGGACGGTAACTGTGGAGTCGATTACCGACCCAGAGGCAGCGGAGTTTACGGTGAGGAAGATACCGTTGACGTCGAATCCACGAATGGTTCCAGACGTGCCGTTACTCGCCCGAATTGTGCTCGGAGCAACGGAGAGGACTATATCGCCGTTATACCAGGCTGGAACGTACAGACCTGAAGTGTCAGCTGCCGACACGCCGTTGACAGTCACTGTTCTGACCCCGTAACCACCAGATACACTGGACGCTTGCATGTCGAGAGTCGCACCGGCACCGACCGTGATACCAGAGGTAAACAAGTTATCTGGGTTGACCGTGATACGCACCGTGCCGTTGGTGATACTGAGGATGCCAGCGCCAGCAACGACGTTGTTGGTGGCGAACACCAACGTTCCGGGTCGGGTCTTGGACGTCGTCTTACCGTTCCTGTTGAATGTTGTCGATGCACCGATGGTTACGGTTACGCCTGGCTCAACCCTGATAGTAGAGTTGGCAGCTAGTGTGACAATGTTGGCTCCGAAGTTGAAGTCGTAGTCGAAACGCGGGGTTCCAAGCAAATTGACCCCTCGACATGTCGGCAAGGTGTAACCGCCCGAGTTGATGATGGGGCCATCGCCGAGAGATAGCAGCATGTTCGGGCTAATTTGAGTAGCAGTGAGGTCGAGGGAGGCGTTACCGAGCCCAGGCGCAAACCTCAGGTCGCCGGTGAACTCCGAGGTGTCGGTGAGTCGGTACTGGCCCATGACGACCCCGACTGCAACGGTCGGGGCGTCAATCTTCAGTATGCCGTCGCCGGTCAGTTTACTGATGGTGCACAGAGCACCAGCGGTGTTGTCGCCGCCTTTACGCTTCAGGGTCAAAACCGCGCCATCGATGGCCAGGTTGGGGATAGTCCAGGCGCTGTTGTTGCCCTGCTCGTCCCAGGTCTGGTCATTCCTGACGCGTGCTCCGCCGATCCCTTTAAACAGGGTGCGGACCACTCCGTCGGTATTGCCGGTGAGGCCCGCTGCTGGGACCACCACGGCAGGTGCCGGGACAATCGGTCGGCTGTCCAGTGTGATGGCACTCGGAATGCGAATCTCGCCAGCGGTGAGCGACTTGAATAGGTCGTTCAACGAGGCACCGTTGACAGTGCCGCCTGGTGATTCAAGTAGCGACGGGGTGGGCATGGTTTAGACCTGGGTGTAGCCGCCGGCCATCCGGACGATGTGGGTGATTGAAAGGATACCGGCCTCGATCTCGTTGCCGGCCGAGGAGCCTCCCCAGGTGGCAACCGAGACTTCAGGGTCGACAAGCTCGGTGCCGTCCTCGAAGATGGTCATATGGAGTTGGTCGGTGATGACGATGCGGGCGACCTCTTTTGACGCAGCTTCGTTGACGAGCTCGCCGGTGTCGGCCCACTCGGTTTCATCCTCGATGCAATAATAGATCTCTTCGCGCGGCCAGCGTTTGATCGCCTTGAACTCCCAGATGCGGAGGAAGCGACGGGTGTCACCTTGGCGGACCGCGACGATCTCGATCTCGGCGATGGCAGCCGGATCGGGGAGTGGCAGCGGAACTCCGTCGAGGATTTCGGCGTAGCCGCGATTGGTGGCATACTGCTGGAGGACAGCCTGTAGGCGGGAAACAACCGCGATACCAGCAGCAGACGCTCTCCAGCCAGCCGTGGTGACCTGCGGGTTGACGTAAAGGTATTGGGTCTCCGGGAAGAAGACCTGCAGGCCGGTTGGTGTGATCGCCACCTCGGCAGCATCGACGCCGGAGATGAACTCGCCGTCACTGGTCCACTCAAGCTCGTCCTCGACGTGGTAGGAAATCTTCGGCAATGGCCAATTGGTCATTGCGGCGAACTCCCACACCCGAAGGTAACGCGAGGTGTTGGCCCTGGGGGCTACGATGGGGATCTGCGCCAGAGGGGTCCATACCGGTGGCGTGTCGACGAGGGTGACGCTGACGATGTTGTCGCCGACGACAGGCGGGACCAGGAACGGGATGTCCTGGTAGCTGCCGTTGGTGTAGACGACGCGGTAGAGTGATTCGCCGGGGGCCATGGTGGGAGTCCTTAGGTAATGCCGTATTTGGATTTAAACGCGGATACAACGGTAGCCAGGTATGCTTTATCCGGGGTGCCATAGACACCGACAGCGCAGGTGTCGTTAGCGTCAAACTGAACCCCACTGGAGTTTCCGCTGCGAACCAGACCGCCGACAGTCAGGCGGTCAATGTCAGTACGAGGGACGCAGGAGACGGATTCTTCTGCACCACCATCAATGCTGAGGTAGGCCGTGGTCGGTGTGACCCGCAGCAGGTAAAGGTGAAGAGCGCCGGTGGTAGCGGCGTTGGCAGAGTTGATGTCGTGAAGGGCATTACCCGAGTCGACGAGGTATACTCTCGGCTTATTGCTGTTGAACGCCGAGTCCGGCATGATTGCGTTGTAGGCGCTACCGTCACTGAACAGGTTCCAAGCCACAGCCATGCCGCTGTCATTCGTAGTTGACTTACAAACGAGCAGTATAGCAAACGAGCGTGAGTTCAACGCGGCAAGGAGCGTGGTGTTCGTCCACTGGGTGACCTGACCTGCGCCGTCGTAGGATAGCGATGCGTGCCCGTTGTATGTAGCGCCGGCCGGTGGTGTCGAGCCGATCTGGGTGGCGGCGGCCCCTGTCGAAGACTGATCCGTGAATCCGGTGTCGCCCTCAATGAGTAACTTGAGCTGTGGGCCGACCAGTGGGAACAGTTCGCGGCGTTGAATGTCGGTATCGGGGTAGACGACAGCTGATCCGTTAGACCCGACAGCGGCAGACAGATTGCGACGCTGAATGTCGGTATCCGGGTAGGTGACGGTGGAACCGTTAGACCCGACAGCGGCAGACAGGTTGCGGCGTTGGATATCTGCGTCTGGGTAGGTGACGGTAGATCCACTCGCTCCAACTGACGCCGTCAGGTTGCGGCGTTGGATATCTGCGTCTGGGTAGGTGACGGTAGAACCGCTCGATCCAACAGATGCCACCAGGTTACGGCGCTGAATGTCGGCGTCTGGGTAGGTGACGGTCGAACCGCTCGATCCAACAGATGCCACCAGGTTACGGCGCTGAATGTCGGCGTCCGGTACCGTGGTTGACCCAGCACCGTTCCCGACACAGGCAGCGGGGTTGCGGCGCTGAATGTCGGTGTCTACCCACACGACTGAGCCGACTCCCTGGGCGAGCCCGGAGCACAGCATGGCGTGAGTGAGGAAGGTGCGCATAATTGGTTAGCTAGCTTGGTTGAACGTCGGTGCGCCGACGAGTGAGGCGACAAGTGACGATTGGACCGTGAGTGGATCGGTGACGACGTTATAGCCGTTCTGTGTGACCTTGAAGTCGGCAATGAGCGGGAGTACAGAGACACTGCTTGAGCAGCTTCCGAGGTACCACACGGCATCGGTAGCAGTCTGCGCCCCGCCAAAGATGTAGTTAGAGCTGGCCCCTGAGGTGACGGACACTCCGTTCATTTCTAGGGTTACGGTCGGGGTGGCAGAGGCGGTAATCGTAATCTTGACGGAATACCAACGGCCGCGCACGATACCAAATGCGGAAGAGTTGGAGATCGGCAGTTGCTGGGTGTTTGAGGCGTTCCGCAGGTACAAAGTCACCGCGTTACCGTTACCAATCTGACTGATTCCAAGGAACAAAGTAGCCATCGCGGCGGTCACGCTAGAGTTGGCGCTACCTTCCGTGGAGGCGACCGCCGTAGACAGCGAGGCTGCGGTTCTGCCGAGGAACACATAGCGAAGACCAGCGTCGGCAACCGGGACATAAATGTCGGCTTCGATAACTGTGTCCGCAGTGGCACTTGAGTTGACAATACCAGCAGTCACAGTGGTGTTGAAGATCAGACCAGAGCTGAGGTTGGCGTGGGCCTTCATCCCTTTCTCTTTGACTGAGATGGTCTGGTTGATGATGACGTCAGACTGCCCGATCTTGGTGCAGGTGACCTGGACGGAGTAGTCTCGGCAAAGGTAGTTGGTGGCAGCTTTGAACTGCACGTCGTTGCCCGTTATCTGGAACAGGGAGTTGTCGGCAAATCCGGGGGTGAGCGCGAAGGACCAGCCGTCCGGGACCTCCTCTGTGGTGTTGACGAAGCAGCCGAAGATGTTCTGCGCGGCGGTGGTGGAGTAAATGGCCATGGCGGTTGGTCCTTATTGCTTGAAGATGAGGATTTCAGTGCCGGACACCCAGAGGAACGCGGCTGCTTTGTAGGATGGTAGGGAGAATGACGCAGTACCACCCTTCGGGGTCATTGCGACGTCGACGTTTACCGTGATGGCACTTCCGCTGTCGTTGAACACAGTGACCTGGGTATTGGCGGTCAGCACGGCGACGGTAGTGGTGCCGTCGACGCCAACTACCTTGCCGGCGTCACCCTGAACCAAGGTATAGGCTCCGGCAGACTTGCGAGAGTATTCGGCGGCGCGAGGGAGGAAGTCGGCGGCAGCAGCCACCGCAGCGGTGCCGAGCCCCAGGTTGGTGCGGGCGGTAGCGGCGCTAGCGAGGTCTGAGAGGTTGTTACTAGAGAGGAGGCCGCCGACCAGATTGTGCTCGACGATGAACCAGCTGGTACCGACCGCCGCTTGGGTGCCGCCCGCGTTGATCGATTTGGCGACAACGAGGTCACCGATGTCGACGTTGAGACCGCTGGCACCGCCCACCTTACCGGCAGCACTGATCGTCCAGGCCTGGTAGGCGGCGGTAGCGTTGGGGTAGTTCGGGTTGGCCGAGCAGTCAAGATCACCCATGCCCTTGTAGACACTGGTGATCAAGCCGTCGGCGTAGGTGCGGGTGCAGGCGTCACTGCCGGCCTGCGGTGCCCCGAGGTTGGTGATGCGGAAGCCACCCCAGTCAGTGTCGACCGCGCCGAGGCCGATGGCTAGGCGCTGGGCGGCAGCACTGGCGGCTTTGAGAACGGAGCGGCCGGCAGCAGTGTGGCCGACCAGGTCACGGAGTCCTTGGAGGAAACTCATTAGATCACCTCCCAGCGGGTCTTGGCGGAGTTGTAGCGGAACACGTAGGTGTCTCCCGAGTATGCGGTGAAGGATGCGACGTCCCCGAACACCGTCTGAGCGGCGGTGATGGTGCAGGCGGTGATAACAGGGCTACCCAGTGCGACAGTGCCGCCGAAGGTGACGCTAACCTCGACCTTATCCTCTGGGGAACTTGGGAGGGTGTAGGTGGCGGAGGCTTGCAGGGATGTGTCTACACTGCATCGACCTTCAAACAGGTTCTGGTTTCCAACGGCGGTGATGTCGGTATGAGTCATGACACCACGGCTGACCGACCCACCCATGAACACCCAGGTAGGTGTAGCAGGCCCGACTGCGCAGTACTTCCACTTGAAGACAACGTCCGCGTCCTTGAAGTTGAGGCCGGGTGGAGTCAGGATGGCTGTACCAGCGCCTGCGTTCAGGGTCAATGCTGTGACACCAAACGCGCCGGTGGAAAGGGTGAACTCCGTACCATCAACCAGAACGGTGGCGGCAGGGAGGTTGACTGTCGCCGCGTTGAGTTGGCTAGTGCCGCCGAAGTGGACGTGGTTGTCGTTTACCACGAGGTTGATCGTGGTAGCGGTGGCACCAGTGTTGGTGTTGTAGACGTAGTTGGTGGCGAAACCACGGAGAGCGGTAAGGACGCCGCCCTTACTGATCTTGGCGGAAGCGGTAAGCGAGGTGCCGACGCCGACAGCGAATACCATCTCCATCAGCTGCGAAGCGCTGTTCCAGGCGAAGGCTTGGGTGGAGTTAGTGCGGATGGTACCGCCAATGAATGCACCCGCATCACCGCAGAAGAATAGGTCAACGAACTTGTTCGCGGTTGTTGCTGCAGAGACGTTGACCAGGGCCAACCCGACGACACCAGAAGCAAGGTTGCCTTTAATCTGGGCTACCGGCGTAGTGTTGGCAGCTGGGGCTGACTGGATGACGTGGGTACCAGTGCCGGCCGCGTTGCCTAATGTAATGATACCGGAGGTGAGTCCAGGCCCAATATTAATGGCTCCGGTCGTTTGTGTGCTACTGCCTAGTTGGGTTGTGGCACCAGCGGCAGCGATACCGAAGACAGCGGACGAAGAACTAGTCACCGTTGTGAAGATGACGTTGTTGTTGCTGATGGTGAAGGTGCCGGTACCAGTGGCGGTCATCGACGTGTTACCGTTGGCACCTGCTGCACGCGTCAGGGAGAAAGTGGCCGAGTTACCGCCGTTGGAGTAGAAGGCAAGCGATTGACCAACAGCAGAAAATCCCCATTTGTTTACCGATATCTGGCCATCAATTGCGACGCCGTTGTTAAAAAGTTGCGACACTGTAATTGGTGTTGTGCCGATGGTGATCGCGGACGTGTTGGTGATGGCAACCTCGGCACCACTGGTATTGGCGTTGCCGTTTGCTTTGGCAACCGCTCGCATACCTAGAAGAGTGGCACTGGAGTTGGCCCAGGTCGGACGGGTCCAGGCACCAGCAGACGCCAGCCAGAAACCGTTGTTGACGGATCCGGCCCCCTGGACAGCGACGAAGATCAGATCGTCCGCCACCGGGGTATAACCGTCAGTCGCGCCGAGCCCGGAAAAACTAGGGGCGGTAATCATGATCATGTCGACAGTGACACTCTTGGTGGCCGCCAGCTTGTTGAAACCCTCTACCGATAACAACCCAGACGACGTAACGGTGGCAACACCTACCGGAGCCGATTGCGGGCGTGTCCACCTAATATGTAAAACGGTAGCCGACTGGGCCACACCGACAGGTACGTTAAGAGTGCCTGCTGTGTTAGCCATCTGACCAGGGGTATCACTGAGATACATGGTATCACCGGAGGTTAATCCGGTTGTGATAAACCTGGTTCCGGGCATCTGGTACACAAAGTTATTAACATCGGCAACTGACTTGACAACACCCACCCATTCTGCGTTTGTGGCGGTGGTGGCGTCAGCCTTTGCATATGTGTCTGCCCCGGTAACTCTAATCCAGTCACCAACAACTAGACCGTGTGATGCCTGGGTAACCGGCACCTCACCAAACTCTGTACTATCACCAGCCGACCTCCAAACCACCGACAACGAGTGGTTGTTAGCGTAGTTGGTTGTGCCGCTACCTGTACTTGAGATTAAGGAGACCGGAATCGAAAGATATGATCCGTTGGCATGGTCAAAGAATGTCGGGCTACCAGAGATTTGCCATCTCTGTGTGTTTGAGCTGTCGTCTTTATCACCTATAAACAACGAGTCACCAACAGACATCGACTGTAGAACCGGGTCAATATCTATACCATCAAAAGTGAGGTGATCAATGAAAATAACGGTTGAACTAACCTGTGTTGCGTTATTCCATAGGATATAACCATCACCAGGGTCACCAGACGTAGCTGACGTTTTAGCTTTGAATTCAAGGATTTGTGATCCACCACCGACATCAACAGACCACGTAGCAACTCCACCAACCACCTTTAAACTGTATCCTTCGGGACCAGGTTTAAAGGTTTTTACGTCTACTGTTTGGATATCTGCAATACTCATGGTGCTGTACTCCAGCCAGTATTTAACACCAAAGTTGGGCTGGTATTATTTCTGAGCGGAGAACAATTTATAAACACCAAATGTCCATAGGCCGGTGTAGAATATTGCCGTACCAAAAATTCCCCATGAGCTGGACTGGTACGCAGTATATAGCCAAAAAGGTTGAGAGGATAGACCCAAAATCGGGCCTACCCTCCTGATCTTCAGGTTTGATGAGAATGAGCAGCACGTTGCCGAAACTGACAGCACAAACAGCAAAACCTGTGATATCAACCCGAACATTAAATCATGTCCTGGACGGTGGCCTTAATCATATCTTTGTACATTCCCCTGGTTGAAGGGTGACGAATGATCAACTCGGCAATAGCCCGGTCAAGCTCTTTATCCTTGGCATCTTTACCCTTGTGGTCCTTCGACAGGTAAATGTCGATCACCTTTTTCGGGCCGTCAGCACTGTTGAGGATTTCGTTGGTTGCCGATTCGCGCATCATGGCGAATGGGTCTTGTGGTATGGCTGGTTGACTCACAACGGTCACCTTTGGTTCTAATGATTGCTGCTCGGCTTGCGGTTGGGCAACCGGGGGAGTGTAATTGATTGGTTTGTTCTTTTTCAGGTAGTGTTCATCTTTGAACAGCTGTATTTTGGCACCGAAAACTCTGAGTTCTTTGTGATACGGCTTCGAACGGATGATGGAAAGTAGCTGGGGGTGGATGCCAGACATACCAGGCCCGATGGTGGTGACTACTGGAATATCAACCAATTCGGTTTTGGCGGTTGCACCAACACCAACAGTGACCTGTTGCTTTAGGCCAACAAACTCGTTGACGAACTCAAACGAGCTTACCAGGATAATTCTCTGCCCATCTTGTGAACTGATGCCATCGGCAGCTGCCACCCATCCTTTGATTTTCTCTTGACCATTGTCAATTCCTACGCAGTCCCCAATTCGGAGGACCATTACGCGCTGAGCCGCACCGGAAACATCGTAGTTGTTGCCTGTGGGATTCTTTTTGTCATGCATTGTTCCCTGTGACAGGGAGATGAACGCACCACCACGACGATATCTTTCATGGTATGGAAGAGAATCCTGCGAGCAGAAATTTACCCCTTGAACCGGGTATACCTTTTCTGCAGTTACGATGACTGGCATCTGGAGGTTGTCGGCGCCATCGACAATAGATTTATCAGAATATCCAACTGTTGTTGGTGCGTGCATGATATTATTTCCCAGCTTTTGGTGTTGGTGCCGGTTTAACAGGTTTCGCAGGCTTCGCAGCGGGTTTGTCAGCCAATGCAACATTGCCATCTCCGGGGGTTTCAGATGCAGCGACGACAGTAGCCATCGGGGTACAGATGTCTTCGAAGGTCTTTTTCAGCTCGTTAACCGAGTTGTCAACGGCCTCAATGGCGCTCTTATCAACCATCCTCGACTTCATCCAGTTCACGATCTGTGAAATCTCGTTGATCTTATCGGCGACAGCACCAATTTCAGGTGGCCGTTGAACACCGTAGTTCTCACGGCCGACGAGAGGTTGGATGACGTGGGTTGCCGGGTTGTCAATTTTCATTTCTTTTTCTCCGTTTTAAACAGTCTGAATTTTTGTTCATTTTCCCATGAAAAATCTCTGCCAGTTAACTTAGCGAAAACGTCGCACGCGTTCTTCATGTCCCCACACATAACATCGGCGTCAGTACACGGAATAACGGTAATTCCGTTGTCTATTAGTGTTGTATATATCTCGGATAGTTGGGTTGGTGTGTAGTGTAGCAGGTTTGACATGGGGCATAACTCAAGTACTGTACCATTGATTCTTACGTTTTCAACCATTGGTTGGAATTTTGAAATCATTAATCCATGACCTATTCTGTGTGGTGACAACTGGTCGATAATTGACCAAAGATAATCTTCTACTCCTTCGTAGTCAACCTCACCGCAGTGGATAGTAACACCAAGGCCAGCGTCCTTGCATTCGTTTATGGCATCTGAGTACTCTTTTGGGTCAAATTGACCAGACCGTTCATCCCCAGCCAAATCTACACCAACAACACCACGGTTTGAATATTTTATCGCTTTTGATAACGTAATGAAATTCTTATTTTTAGTGAACTTTCTATCCATACACAAAATTAGACCACCGTCGATACCATAGTAGTCAGCCGCTCGTTCAAACCCATTAATAGCCGACGAGATAATTCTATCCATGTCGTTCTCACCGCCGTTTGTCCTCAGCATCGGACAGAATCTTAGCTCCTGATACTTGACTCCAGAACGATACGCCTCGGCAAACACCTCAAACACGCTTCGTTCCATCGCGTAGCTGTTGCTCTGTATTTTTTCAACCATTGGATAAGCAGAGAAATACCCATCGTACGAAGAAACAGGTGGCATGAAATCATCATATCTTTTGGCCACCTTGTAACCCAACGTACATGCTATTTCCCATAAAACCGACCGTTTAGTAGACCCACCAAGGTGAGCGTGCAAATTTATCATATGTCGCCTTTCTCGGGATTTAGTCAAAATACGAAAAAGCCCCAGGTTTCCCTGGGGCTCTTATCAGGCCGCTATACCGCCAGGCCAAAAAATTTTTTGGCCGCACATACGTCGTATACACCAGATTTGTCACTGTTCTCTTCCCACCACATCGGCCTCAGGTTGGTATGGTGGTTAAGGATAACCACAAAACACTGAAACTCTTCGTCACTACCGGCTAAGTCCTGCGCCGCTTTGATTGGGATAATATGGTCAAGCACCCACTTACCAATGCCATGTCCGTAATTTTCCAGAGACATACCATCGGCAAAAAGCAGAGTAACATATACCAACAACTCAGGCATAGTACAGCCTAGAATATTATGCGTTTTAGCTGGTTTAGAGGAAGACCACATGGTGGAACGTTTAAAGGATTGTTTTACAAGACATCGGACGTTTTTTGCAAACCGAAAGTTGGAGTCATTGGCTAATCTGGCTCTCTGGTATTCGGCATCACATTCGGCCTTTCTGTCGCGGTTCAACGTTCTATATTCTTTAGACTTCTTGTTTATGGTGTCTTTATTTTTGGTATAGTAGTCTGCATGTTTAGCCTTAAGCTCATCCTTCTTTAACTGCCACCTCTTTTTATTGGCAGCAGCTATGGCTTCTTTATTGTTCTTTCTCCACTCGGCCCTATCTTTTTTACACTTTTCGATGTTGTCTAGGTATCTAACACGGTTACGAGCCGAAACAACCTCTTTGTTGGCGGTTGCATACTCCTTAACTCGTGCCTTAATGTGTTCTCGGTTGGTCAGATATTTGTTTTTGGAATACGTTTTTGTACACGCCTGCTCCCAACTTCCCTCCCATGTGATGCCCTTGGCAGCAGTCTCCTTCTTGTTGAAGGCCTTAGGAGCTACCAACTTGCCATCGATGTAAACACTTTCAGTAAATTCTTCAGACATCTTCTCACCTCTTTCGTGGGATTGTTTGTTTAGAACGGCACGAGGTTACAAGCTCTCGTGCCGTTCGCTTATACTTATAAAAAATCGCCCCGGATTTCTCCGGGGCGATTTTATTCTACGAGCCGTCAACTAGCCAAAGACGGGAAATGCGGGGACACTGCGTGGCTGATTGCTCGCGTCGACACCACTGGGGATGGCAACAGTGGGGTAAGTCTTGGACGCGGAGCTGAAATTAACTCTAATTATACGATAGTAGTTGTGCGCACCGAGCAGGTGACGGCTGACGCCGTAACGGGTCATCAGACCGACGCGGGGCATGAAGTCATCTTCACCCTGAGTGCGGCTGATCATGAGGGGGATGTAGGGGCAGTAGATGATGCCCGAGTCCCACTCTTCGGTACCACGGTAGCCGACCAGGACGTAATCGCTTGTGGCGAAGGTGTCGCGATAGACCGTGAGGCGACCGTCGAGCTGACCGACCTTCGACAGACCGGTTTCCTGGCTGGCGATGGTGTTCTTGACGGGGAAGTACTGGAACTGGTCCAGGGTCTGGAGGGCGGCCACAACGGTGGGGCTGCAGACGATGAAGTTACCGGCACCGCGACGGGTGGCGATGGCGATCGAGTTGGCTTCTACCAGGATCTGGTAGTAGAGGGTGACGAAGATTTCAGCCATCCAGCGGCCATCGGAGGTACTAGGAGCCCAGCTGCTGACGTTGCCGGCCTTGAGGGCGGTGGCAATCATACGGCCGATAATTTCACGGTCGATTTCAGCCTGGATTTGGTAGGCCATCATGCCGACCATTTCGGAGTCGATGTCGAGCGAGTGGACATTGGCGATGTCCTGCTGGATTTCGAGGGTCCAGGTGGCTTTCAGCTTGCGGGTACCGGCACGGATGGTTTCCGATTCGATCGAGATGTCCATCTCAGGGATGGTGTAGTTGGTGGCACTGGGGTAGTGAGTCCAGTCCTGACCAACGACTTCAGCACCGGAGGTGAGCATGCTCTGACCGCCGTCGTAGTTGTCGGAACCGCCGTTGGCAGAGGTACCATAGGCGTTGGTGCCGGCACCGGTGTAGCGGGGGTCGATCAAGTTGTAGCCAGCTTCGTCACCAGCGGTGATGTTGCCGATCGAGTTGGTGAAGCGGTAGCGCATGGCGAAGGCCAGGCCAACCGGGCCGGACATGGGGAGGACGCCGACGAGTTCGTTGGCAATCAGCTCGGGGAAGACGCGACGAATCATTGGGACGGTGACTTTCAGGTAGTTGGCCATACCCGGCTGGGTGGTGGTCATGTTTTCCTTGAAGTACTTCATCTGGTTGTTCATCAGAAGAGCGGTGTTCTCGCGGAGGGCTTTGCCTTTGACGGGCTTGGAACCGGCGTCGAGCATTCCTTTCCAGGATTCGACAATAGCACGACGCTTAGCAGCGTTTCCGACGTGTTCTTTGGGGAGGGCGAGGTTTGACATGATATGATCTCCAGTGTGTTGGTGGGACGATGGATTAGCCGTTGGCCGAGTCCATGTGATTGAACGATTCTTTGAACTCAAGTTTCAGTGCATCGTCGGAATCAAAGTTTTCGTTGATGACCGAACGATTTTGGTCCTGCTTGCGCAGAGCCGATGCCTTTTCCAAAATGACTTTCCGGTCAGCAGCACTCGGGCCAGCAACGGGGGCTTTTTGTGCGGTTGATTCGGTGATCACTTTGGCGGCTTTGCCAGCACTGGCCGATTCTTTGAGAACCTGCTTGAGAGCACTGGGGAGATTTTTGGTGATGAACTCGGCGTTCTTACCGTTGAATTTCTCAGCGAGAATAGCTTTCTGTTCAGTGGTGCAACCAACGGTTGCTTTTTTGAATGCCATGCCGGCTTCGTATTGGCCGAGTTTCTTGCGCAGGGCAAGGTTTTCTTCGGTGACGAGGTTGGCTTGAGCCTTGACCTGGTTGGACTCGTTGACAGCCTTTTTGATGGCGGCGCGGGCAAGCTGGTCTTTACTGGCTTCGTTGACGGTGAGTCTTTCAACGATAACGTTGACTAGTTCACTGTTGAAACGGGCGTCAGCCTGCTCAACGATGACGGCTTCGGTGACGGTTTTGTTGAGGTAGGCCTGGATGAAGTCCTGCATACCTTCGGTGAGAGCAACCTTGAACTCAGAAGAGTCTTTGATTACCGAGTCACTGACGTTGCGGTGAAGGTGTTCACAGAGTGACATGAAGGCGACTTTGGCGCGAGCTTTGCAAGCCTTATAGCTCTCAATCTTGATGTCGCGGAGTTTGGCGGTAACTGCTTCATTGAAGGCGGTAACCAGCTGGGCCTGCATTTCAGCGGGGAGATTGCTTGACTCAACGATTTTCTTGATACTCATGGTGTATTGACCTTTCTGTGTACGGGGTTATTTATTATTTCGTGGCCGGGGTCTGATCAACAAACGACTTGCGTTTGGCTTCGACTTTATTGGAAATGGCTTCGTCAATTGCCGATTTGGCCGCTTCCTGTAAAGTGATGCGAGCAGACATTTTGTCGCCAGAAAGGTACTCTTTTACGCACTGTGTAACTTTGGATTTGTCGATGGTAATCATGAGCGGTATCCCTCAATGGGTTGGTTCTCTGTTATTTAACAGCACAATAACTTATTATCAAATGTGAGTTAGCCATGAGTCCCTACATCGCCACTAAAAGACAGTTTAACCGATCTAGGGTGATAATGCTTCTCTTTGTTGTACGAATATGAGTCAAGTTGGTGCCTACCTGACATAGCAGTAGTGCTAGCAAGTGTGTAGTTGATTATCATATACCCGTCCGCAGTCGTGGTTATGATGGATGGGTGGACAAATGGGGAGAACATATTAACTACCAACCGGTTGAAGTAGTGAAATGATCCATCGCCAACACCATCGTAGTCGTTATCATCCATAATATCGGATAGACCGCCAAACGCCGCTATGTACTTCCGATTCACACGCTTATTCTTGAAATTCAGTATATCTGAAACCGGCACCACCATTGTCACAAGATGGCAGTAAGACGACATGACTCTTTTCAGTGCTATAACCTCGTCCGCAGTATACCCAAGACCAAAGTTGAAAAACTCTGGCCCAATAATAGCTCTCTTTATGTCGTTATCTGCTACGAATGCCTCGACACCAGATATGTCCTTTGGATCAAACATCGAGATATTGACATTACAACTCTGTGGTTTTGTTCGCCCGTCATATGATATTGCTGCGATACTAGACCCGCAGCACCTACACAACTCTACCGGTGGAAGCGTCCGGCATAACCAGGAGGCAATGCCGGCAGATGAAAGCTCAGCACTACCACTAAACACAGCCGGAGCGGATCTTCTGTCCATTTGCTTTACCAGTGATTTTAACACTGACGGCTTTGGTCTGAAGCATTTGGTATCCGCACACCCTTCGGTGGTTTTCTTTGCCATTGGGTTTGTGGTATATGACGCCAGAACCTTGCTGGTTTGATCAAACAACGGTTGGTACACTCTATTTTTTGGCTCCGAATCATAGAATTTGTGACATCTTGGTGATGTTACTAAAATGTCGTTGGCCAACCTGGCGGAGAAGAAATTAGACACACAGCCAACATCAAGAAACCCGCATCCGGTAGTATGGTATTCAGACATATCGTTTGAAGACAGATTCGCCGCTATTCCTTTCGTCATAGCGGCGAACAGTCCAGAGTCTAATTCGGTGTCGAATATACCCTGGTATAATGCCATTATTTGATCCTGCCGGTCTTCAAACCAATAAGGAATTCGTTCATGGCTTTGAAGGTGCTTTCGTGTTGAGCTGTCTGGCGAACAGGTCTGTTGTTCAGTGATTTGGCCATATGGTCGTAAGCCGATTCCACTATAACACCGCCCTTACCAATGACCCATTCTTTATGGCAAAGAACGTTTTCAACGAAGGTACCAGGAGCCGACGGGTCGTGCACCATGTCATTGCAGATGTAGTAGAAATTCCTGACTGTTGGAACGGCGGTTGACTCGTCTAGCTCTCCAAGAGCACGACTTGAGGTACCGATTTTCACACCATCCACCATCAGGCCGGCAAGAACCCTACCAGTGGGAGTTGAGCTTAGAACTTTTGAGGTGCCGACTGCGATGTTACCAGCCATTTCAAGCTTGACACAGATGTGACATGCTTCTTTCAGATTGACATTTGGTGCCTCAGGGTGTTCAAGCTCACCAACCGATCTGTTATCACGGATCATTTTTTGGTAACGGTCAACTTCCGAGATACCTTCGTCTAAAAGGTATTGTCTTCCGTTGCGGTTCTTGGTCTCGAAGACCATGTACGGTCCCGAGTACGTGATGCTCTTGTATGAGGTGAGAGAACCCTGGCTGTCACGTTCTACACCTTCTTGTATAACCTTGAAATTACCGAAGTGTTCTTGGGTTTGTGCGTCCCTAATAAGTTTTAGTCCTGACATACCGTTCTCCGTGGATGATAATATACTTAAGATGGGATAGGAGGAACATCACCAGGTAGTGGCTCTTCTGCCGCTCCCATTGCTCCGTCTTCTGGCATAGCATCAGCCATCGAAGCCAAATCCATCTCAGCAGGGACGTCTTCGGCTGGTAGCTCACCACCAGGTCCACCGCCACCAAAGTCAACAGGGGCTCCACCGCCACCAGTAGTACCACCAGCAGCGTCAGCCGCGCCAGCACCTTTGGCTAGGGCTCGTTTTTTGTAGGTGTCGTTCTCTTCAATTTCTTCGGCAGTCATCTTGAGAACTCTTCTAGCAAGCCATTCTTTGTGGAGGTATTCGTCTTCTTTGAACTTGGAATATGTGTCAACTCGGAGGTTAAGGATTTCCATTTCAAGGAATTCTTTGTAGTGTGAGGCATCGGTGAAGGTAACGGCCATATCTTCTTCAGAAAGACCATACTGGTCCCACATTCCACACAGGATTAGGTCGGTAATGAAGCCTTTATAAAGGCTGGTACCAAACCCTTCTTTAATACGGCCTGTCATGCGGGAGAATTTGATTTCATCGCGCTGAGTTTCCATACCAGATTGCTGGGTTGGGCCGCCGCCTTTACCGGTTAGGTCTCTACCGGTAGGAACCTTCATTGCCTTATAGAACAAACGCGAAAAATACTCGATATCTTCAATTTCACCCAGGTTCTTACCACCTTGTAGGGTGTCGACCTTGGTATTTGAGTTGCCATTTCGTGCGGCAAACCAGTAATCTTCCGACATTGAAATCGGGTTATATTGCTGGTTAATCTGTCCGGTTTTGGGGTCGTAGACCTTTTTTGACTGGTACTGCGACATCTGAGCTTTGATGTATTCCTCACCACGGGTTTTGGACATATCACCAATGTCAATAGTGAAGATTCTACGTTCCGGAGCGCGGACGATGCGGTAGATGACCGAAGCATCCTCCATGAGGTTTAGTTGACGCCAAACCTTCATGGCACGGTGGATGAACGGAACTTGCGTTTCAAAGCCTTCAGTCCAAATACCAGAACCAACGTATACTACTTGTTCAGGTAGCATAGGAACGTCAACCCCAGATTTTCCGTGATAGCAGAATCCAACAATGTTGTCAACGTCCTCTTCATCACGTACCACAATCACATTTTCCGGCATCATTCTTTTAACGCCGATAATTCCACGTCTAGGGTCTGACGG